GATGTTGCCATAGCTTTTGGCGAGGGCAGAGCTACGCGGGATGAATTAGATGCCGCTACTTCCGCTGCCTATGCCGCTGCCTATTCCGCTGACGCTGCCGCTGACGCTGACGCTGCCTATGCCGCTTCCGCTTCCGCTGCCGATGCCGCTGCCAATCAGCAGCAAACCGCTGACATCTGTCGAAAATACATCGGTGAATTAATTATTGAAAAAGTTAACCAACAACTAAACCAAACCAACCAATGAGCAGCAATAGACAAACCAGCATAGACTGGCTTATTAGCCAACTGCAAAAAGCTAAAGACTTTCAACGAGTGCTGAACCAAGTGAGCCAAACGAGTAGTGCTGAAATCGACATCATCGCAACGGCAAGAGAGATGCACAGGGATGAGATAATCAACGCAAGAGTGGCTCGCGATGCCTATGCCACTGTCTATGCCGAAAATTACTACAACGAAACCTTTAACCAAGCCAACCAATGAAAACCAACACCCTTTACCGCGTCGACAGTTACCGCAATGAATCGGGATGCCTTGTCGGATTTTACAACACCCTCGCTGATGCTATGCTCGAAATTGACGGCAAGCCAGTTGGCGAAGACTTTGACCAGTCAGGCGAGTATTCACAACTCACGACATTCACCGCACCTGATGGCATGCAAATGATGCAGGCTTGGACTAACGAACAGGCAGAGATCCAATCCGCCGAATATTTCAACTAACCTTTACCCAGCCAACCTATGAATCACGAAATTATTACCCACACCCCGATCACGATGGACAACGGCAATATCGTTGAGGCGTATGTCCATAAGTTGCCTAGCGGAATGTATGCGCTTCATGTCGAATACAACTTCAAGGCCAATGCCAACCCAACGCGAATACGTCAAATCACCGAGTCGATATGGCGAAATCAGTACCGAGACTGGTTTCGATTTATCCGTTTCCAACGATCATCAACACCTCTTCCAATGCCGGCCATAAACCCAAAACAATGAGCCACGAAAACTTCGTCAGATGATAACGATATTCAGAAACATACACGAAACTAGCACTCCCTTCTACCGGGATATTGACTTCATCCTCAATAGGATTAAGTTAGGTGCGAGCGAGTCGTTAGTCCAAGCGGTCCGTGCTGAAAAGAGCAAGCAAGCCCGCCAAGAACTTAAGAAAAAACTCCCTGCAATATGTTTCAGTGGTACGTTCAAGAAGCGAGCCGACTCCGCCATCATTCAGCATAGCGGATTCATATGTCTTGACTTTGATAACTATGACAACGCTAAGCAGATGTTGCAAGACAGGCAGAAGATTATGGCAGACCCGTATACCTATGCCATATTCACGAGCCCAGGAGGAGATGGCTTGAAGGTCATCGTGAAGATACCCCCTAATGTAGAGCAGCACAGAGAGTATTTTCAAGGACTCGATAAGCACTTCGCTAACAAGCGATTCGACAAGACTTCGCTCAATGTCAGCAGAGTGTGTTACGAGAGCTACGACCCCAAGATGTACCTAAACAAAGACTCGTTAGTGTTTGATAAGGTAGAACTCAAGGAGCGGGAGCAACAGACAGGGCAGGTGGACTTAGCATCTATACCCATTCGAGATGAGAGTAAGATTATAGATATTTTACTCAAGTGGTGGGAACGCAAGTATCCAATGACCGAAGGCGTGAGAAACCAGCATGCCTATGTGTTGTCTGCGGCGTTTAATGACTTTGGTGTTGACAAGTCTATGGCTGAAGAAGTGCTGATGAGATACGCTGCCCCCGACTTTCCGGCATCTGAAATTCGCACAACCATAAATAGTGCGTATAGCCAGGTGAAAAACTTCGGCACTAAGTACTACGAAGATGAGGAAAGGATGAGTGAGATAAAGTCAGCGTATAGGAGGGGAGTGCCAAAAAAAGAATTGCGGAGTCAACTTGAGGCCGATGACATTGATTCCGCTACTATTGACAACGTGATGGAGGTTGTTTCCGCATCGGTCATTGATGGCACACCCACATTTTGGGAGAAGCAAGGCAAGAACAATGCTATTAAAATTGTCCACATAGAGTTCAAGAAATTCTTAGAGGACAATGGCTTCTTTAAGTACGCCCCATCTGGATCTGTTAATTTCATTTTTGTAAGGGTTCAGCACAACTTGGTTGAGCATACGAGCGAGAAGATTATCAAGGACTTTGTGCTAAACTTCTTGTACGAACTTGGCGATATGGCTGTATACAATTACTTCGCTGAGTATACCAAGTATTTCAAGGAGGACTTTCTGACTCTGCTCGATAGTATCGACATAAACCTTGTTGCCGATACCAAAGATGTGGCGCACCTATACTATCGAAACTGCGCGGTAAGGGTGACGAAGGATTCATTTATTCCTGTTGATTACTTTGAGTTAGGGGGATATGTGTGGAAGGACAATGTAATCGACAGAGATTTCGTGCTCTTGGAGGGATACCACGAGAACGACTACCAGCACTTCATTATGAACATATGCCATGGCGATATGAGCCGCATTGCTGCTATGGAGAGCACGATTGGATTTATGCTACACGCCTACAAGAATCAAGGGTACTGCCCTGCTGTCATCCTCAATGATGAGCAGATATCAGACAACCCTGAAGGTGGAACTGGCAAGGGCTTGTTTATGAAGGGTCTTAGTCAGATGAAGAAGATGGTCACTATTGATGGCAAGAGCTTCACGTTTGAGCATTCGTTTGCATATCAACTTGTGAGTGCAGACACGCAGATACTTCTATTCGATGACGTGCGCAAACACTTTGACTTCGAGCGTTTGTTCAGCGTTGTTACTGAGGGCTTGACATTAGAAAAGAAGAACAAGGATGCCATTAAGATTCCGTTCTCTCGCTCCCCCAAAATTGCAATCACTACCAACTACGCCATAAAGGGGACTGGCAACTCATTCGCCCGGCGCAAGTGGGAGCTTGAGCTTTATCAGTACTACACCAAAAGCAGAACACCTCTCGATGAGTTCGGTAGGTTAATGTTTGATGATTGGGATGAGTTTGACTGGCGTAAGTTTGATGACTATATGGTTAAATGTCTGAAGAATTACCTCAAGACAGGGTTGGTTCAAAGCACGTTTGTTAATTTGAATATCCGTCAATTCAGTGCCGCCACTTGCCATGAGTTCATTGAATGGTGTGGCGTTGTCCCGGGCGCAAATGAGAATCCGTTGCTTGTTCCGGGCATTAGATTATACAAGAATACTCTGTATGAAGAGTTTGTGCGTGACAATCCTGACTATGGGCCTAAGTCAAGGATGACCATATCGCGAACTAAGTTCTACAGGTGGCTTGATGAGTATGGTAAATTTAAGTATAACCGCATGCCTACCGATGGCAAAGACCTGTCGGGTAGGTGGCTAATCTATGATGAAAAACTATGAGAGAACAAGTTTATTTAGAATGCATTGACGAACTATTCCGCATAGCCGGATATGATGGCGTCACACATCAGGACATCCTCGATGACCCTGACTGGAAGAACAAGTATACTATGACTTCCGAGCAGTTTAAGCAATGGTACGCTTTCTGTGCTAAGCAATTCAGCGAAAAATTTAACATCCCTGAAGCCCAAGCCACCCAAGAAACTGCGTTATTTGTGATAAACTACGGAATAAAATGCAAATAGTATACGAATACATCGAAGAGTTCCCAGAAGAGTTTGCCGAAGATGACGGCACGATTACTCTTGCTGTGGACTGCCCTTACTCCACACACTGTAATTCTACTTTAATTGACAATGACTACTACATCAATTCGACTGCGAGACTATCAGCAGTCCATAGCTCAGGAGGCGAGTACGATTATATCTAAACACAGATTCGTGTATCTGTCTATGCAGGTGCGCACCGGAAAGACACTCACGAGCATCGCCACTTGCGAGAACCTTGCCATCAAGTTAGGCCGTATTCTTAACGTATTATTTGTCACTAAGAAGAAGGCGCTAACAGGCATCAAGAAAGACATAGAAGCCTATGGGAGCCCACATCTAGACGTGGACTACATAAACTACGACTCATTGTCGAAGATGCCTACAAGTCGCTATAATGTGCTCATTTTGGATGAAGCCCACGCGCTGGGGGCATTCCCCAAGCCGAGTAACAGGGCGAAGTTAGTGGCTGACTTAATCTATCGTTATAAGTACTACGTGGTATTGATGTCGGGTACGCCAACGCCTGAGTCTTACTCACAGATATACCATCAGGTGTATGGCATTCCGGGCAATCCAATGGCTCGATTCCGAAACTTCTATCAGTTTGCACATGCTTATGTTGATGTCAGGACCAAAAAAATAAACGGGTTTGACATCAAGGACTATTCAAAGGCGAGCGAGGCGGTCATTCAGATGATGCAGCCATATACAATCTCATACACGCAAGAGGAGGCCGGTTTCGATACCAAGATTGAAGAGCACATATTGCATGTGTCTGCCCCATCTGAAATATGGAGCATCATCCAAAGGCTCAAAGTGCACAAGGTATGCGAACTGCCAGAGGGTGCCATCCTTGCAGACAGTGGGGTTAAGCTGATGAGTAAGATGCACCAGTTATGTGGCGGCACGGTGCTGACTGAGGATGCCAAGGATGGTCTTGTGATAAGCACATACAAGGCTGACTTCATTGCCAAGAGATTTGCGGGAATGAAGATTGGCATATTCTATAAGTTCCGTAAAGAGTATGACGTGCTCAAGGCGGTGTTCAAAGACAAGCTGACTGATGATCTTACGGAGTTCGAAACCACGGACAGGCACATAGCATTGCAGATTGTGTCGGGGAGAGAGGGTATCTCTTTGCGTCATGCAGATGCATTGGTCTACTACAACATAGACTTCAGCGCAACATCATACTGGCAGTCCAGGGACAGGATGACAACGCTTGAGAGAATGCACAATCACGTGTACTGGGTGTTCACGGCAGGAGGCATTGAGGACAAGGTCTATGCTGCTGTTACCAAGAAGAAGGACTATACTTTATATCACTTCAATAAAGATGTAAATTTGCTATTCAATGACGGAGCAACAGATACAATCGAAGCATATTAAATATCTAGAGTCGCAAGGGTATTATGTCATTAAGTTGATTAAGACCAACAAGAATGGCATCCCTGACCTCGTAGCCATACCAAAAGATTCTGATGCGCTGTTCGTTGAAGTAAAGACGCCAACCGGTCGGTTGAGCGAACTTCAGAAATATCGCATAAAGGAATTGTCAGAACATGGAGTCAAAGCATACGTCTATCGTAACGAATAGCGCAAGAGTCAAACACATCAATGCGCTTATGAATGATATTCACGACTCAACATCAGCACTGTATGAGGCGCTGATAGATGAAGAAGAGTCGGAAGCCATATCAGTCATCAAGTCATTACAGAAGAAGCTAAAATCTATTTTAATTTCAATAACAGATGAGTAATCAAGCATATGCAGAATGGCTCAGCAATCTGAGCAACATCCGCCTTGAGCAGGAGCGGCAAAATGTCCAATGGGTCATTGACTTTGGCGTGGCCAAAACTCATGCCAGCGAAAAGATGAGCATCATTCAAAATGAAATTCAAAAGAGGACAAAATGAGGTACATAGGGACTTGCCCGAAGCATGGGATGGTGTCGCACGAAGTGAAGAAGGATCTGTTTGTTATTAGAGGCGCTCACTGTCCATTCTGCCTATCTGCTTTAGACAATGCAGTAATCAGTGAAAAACCAAAGGGGCGCAGAAAAAGCAGTATATTTGGCACATGAAACAAACTCAGTTACTAGGAATTTTGCGCCATGCGCTATCTGCTATCGGAGGATTTGCCATCTACAAAGGCCATATTGATGCTCAAGATGCTGAACAGCTAATTGGGTTAATCATAACATTATTTGCTGCCGTGTGGAGCATTTGGGAAAAACGATAACCAGGCATTCGGCCAACGTACATACCGTTGACTTAGAGGGGAGAGAGGCGGAGTTCTTGTTGATAAGCGACCTTCATTGGGACAATCCTCATTGCGATAGGGTCTTACTCAAAAAACACCTCGATGAGGCAGTAGAACGTGGTGCGGGGATTATCGTAAATGGGGACTTCTTTTGTTTAATGCAGGGGCGTGGGGATCCGCGCAGGAACAAGAACGAGATAAGACCTGAGCATAATGTGGGCAACTACCTTCAGGCTGTTGTCAATAGTGCTGTCGAATGGTTTAAGCCATATGCTCATCATATCATCCTTATAGGGTATGGAAACCATGAAACGGGTGTAATAAAAAATGTAGAGTTCGATGCCCTACAGATGTTTGTAACCCTACTCAATCACGAGTGCAAGACCAATGTTCAGATTGGAGGATACGGTGGGGCAATCTTGTTTGGATTCCGTAACGGCACAGTTGCGAAGCATTACAACCGTTTCGCTATGTACTACTACCACGGCTCGGGCGGAGGCGGTTCAGTAACAAAAGGGGTTATTCAAGACCAAAGGATTATGGCGATGGTAGAAGGTTATGACTGTACTTGGCAGGGTCACGTTCACGAGTTGTATCATCATATCAACATGGTTACATACCTAAACAGGAAGGACTATCTGATTAAACAACGGCCTCTACACCAAATTCGTACAGCGACATACAAGGAGGAGTATCAGGGAGGAGTGGGTGGCTTCCACGTTGAGAGAGGCAGGCCGCCTAAGCCATTAGGAGGCTACTGGATGAAGCTGAAATACTGTAAGATGAGGATGGATGGCGTTGATAATCGTATTATAGATGCTCGGTTTACGACTACGAGTACCCGATAGGGTGTAAATAAGGGGTAAACACAGCGATTCATACCTTATCGGGTGTAATGTCAAGCAATACCTTGACGACACAAACAATGGGATGGCTTTACATAGTATGACACAAATATTGTGTAAAACTGAAATGGAAAATAATTACTTTTGTATCAGAGTATGAGAAACATCAAATACATAGTCGTTCACTGCACGGCAACGCCTCAAGCGACTTCCGTTGATGCTATTGTTAAGTATTGGAAAGAGCAATTAAAATGGAAATCACCTGGCTATCATAAAATTGTAAAGCCAAATGGGGAGGTTATCACATTGGCTTCGGATGAAACGGTATGTAACGGGGTCGCTGGGCATAATTCTGTTTCACTTCATGTTAGTTATATCGGAGGTGTCGATTCGAGGCTTAATCCACTCGACAATAGAACGGGCGGTCAGAAGGAAGCCCTCCTCCAAGTGCTTCATAGCTGGAAAAAAAAGTACCCCACCGCAATAATCCAAGGGCATAAGGACTTCCCCGGGGTGAATAAAGCCTGCCCATCGTTTGACGCTAAAAAAGAATATAATGGAATTAATAGTCAAGATAGTATCAGAGAGGACGGGAGTCCCGTATGAACAAATAACATCTACGCACAGGTCTAAAGATGCAGTGATGGCAAGGAGGCTGTGTTCGGCGATAATGCGTAAGCACACGCTGTTGACTCTTCAGGAGATTGCTAATGAACTGAATCTCAATAATCACACGACGGTTATGTACTACATAACCACTCACGAGGGTTACATGTCGTATGACAGTAAGTATAAGCGGCTGTACGACAGCATTGAATCTACATATAAGTCTAGGCGCGTGATAGGCTACACGCTTAGTGAAGAAGGCAACATGTATGGTTTCTTCGCTCACTATGATAGTGCCTACGCTAACGCGCATGGCAGAGTTATTGTCCCTATTTTAAGTTTAAATTCAAATACATGAAAACACTTTATCAAAGGCTTCGGCCAGAAATGCACCACAAGTTGGCTGTATTAAACCAAGAGATTAGGAGTAAAATCATCCCGATCTTAGAGTCGGAAACCAGTTTCGGTAATCTGACAATCACTAATGCCAGCTTCATTGCCTATAACTTAGGCGCGAGTATGGACATGGCCCTTATGCAATCTCAACTACTAGAACAATGATGAAAGTAACTATAGTAAAGGACGGAGTTCACTCTTCCGTAGAAACAGACGCAGCGAATGTTAGCGTTGAAAAGCTATGCGATATGCTTATAGATGTGTCACAGAGAGCCGGATATAGCAGAGTTGATTTGTTCACTCATATGTCTAAGTACAAGACCATGGAGCGCAATGTGGAGAAATGGGCGATGGACAAGGGCATACTCGAAAAAGCCACCCCATTTGCCCAGGCTATGAAGACTGTTGAGGAGGTATCGGAATTAGTTGTTGCTATTTACGAGAACAAAGCAGATGACATTAAAGATGCTATTGGCGATATATTGGTGACTATTATCATACAGGCTAAGATGCAGGGGATGTCTGTTGAGGACTGCCTTGAGTCTGCGTACAATGTGATTAAGAGCAGGACAGGAAAAATGGTCAACGGTCAATTTGTGAAAGATGTCAGATAGCATATATCCAATGACTGACGCAATCACGGAAGCCGTTGTTGCCCAACTTCGCACAAGAGCAATCACCGAGGCCGTTGTTGCCCAACTTAGGACAAGAGCGAAAAATGGCAAAGAGAAGTACGGAACTACGATGGAGCGCGATGACCTGACGCTGATGCAGTGGTTGCAGCACTTGCAAGAGGAGTTGATGGATGCGGCGGTCTACGTTGAGAAGTTGAAGGGGGAGATTGGGGAGAAGTAGTGTATATTTGTGTAACCTAAACCAAAATAAAATGGAACAATTAACATCACCCGGACCTTTTGGCCTACTTCACGTCGGAAGAGGCACATTTGGTGAGGCCCTTGAGGCACTCAAACAAGGACACCGTGTTGCACGCAGTGGCTGGAATGGCAAGAATATGTTTTTGTTTTTACTTCCAGCAGGGACTGTCCCAACAAAAGCCATTCATGACCCCGCACTTCGCCAGGTTATTGAAGAGCAGGTAGGCGGAGAAACATTTGAGGCGCTTGGCAGTATCAGAATGTTTACTGCTGACAGAAAAATTCTAACCGGTTGGCTGGCATCTCAGACAGATATGCTTGCGGAAGACTGGAACATTATAGTAAATTAAACCTAAACCAAAATAAAATGATTCATGCCCATGTACCAAGGCCATTACCAGAGCCTGAACAAGAAATGCCACAATGCCTCGAAGAGATGCCAGTGTGCAAGACACCAATCGAACCTTGCGAAAGCGAAGAGCAAATAGATGAGCGCAGAAAGCTCGACATCCTAAAACGCTGGGAGATTGGCATCCTTCCATTGGACAGGGGATGTATTGTCAAGGTCGGATGCAAGAGCATTGCGTTCACAAGCATTGAGGCTGCATACAAAGAGATTGGTCGCTACTTGGAAAACCCTCGGTTGGTAGCCACTCAACACGGATTCGGGGAGCATCTTTAGGATTAAACAGTCAGGTGGCGGAATTGGTTAGACGCAACTACTACAAGTCGGCAAGGTAATGAGAGGTTCAGCTCAGTCTGATGAATGAAGAGTATTACTTCACCTAATAACTTGCACCACAGGTTCGAATCCTGTCCTGACTACAAAAAAAGCCGAGTAGTTTAAGTGGTAAAACGACGATTAGGGAGTGCGCACCCCGACCGTGAACAGAAGTTGTAAATGTGGGTTCGAACCCCACCTCGGCGCTAAATGAATGGTGTAATGACATTACACTACATAGGAGGAGGTGGCGGACCTTTTTTGACCTCTTCTTCCATGTTGAATAAATCGTATATTTTCTTGCCAAATTTACTTTTGCCGTCAATCATCTCTTCTATTATCTTGTAGTATTTGAGCGTAGTACCCGCCGGGATGCCGGACAAGTCGGTAATATTTGCCGCAATTTTTATCATAGCCGACTGCCTTTTAGAATCTGATTTGGCACGGTTATAATCTTGAAGTGACTTCACGATGTCTTTGGCCGCCATCAGGAATGGAGTATTCCTCATGTCAGATGCCCATGGCTTACCGGTGTACCAGTCCTTAAACGACTCTATGACATCGCCAATAAGTATCAATGCGGTAATATTGCCTAAAATGCCGGTTAGTATCATGTCTTTCTCGTCATCATCATCCCATTTATTGAGAATACCGGGCATGCCAAGCAAGAACACATAGTTATAGAATAGCGGCATCACAAAGTGAAAAGCTATAAACGATCTCAAATTTTTTGCAAACTCCTCTGACTTAACTCCTTTTGGCCCTGTGCTTAAGAGTATTCTATACATATTCCTAATGGACATGATTTCTATACGAAGATATTGCAACGGCTGAGATGCAAACAGCGTAAATGACTTTAATATAGAGTCTCCAATCCCGCCACTTGCCGTTTGAGTCAGCCCTTTGTTCTGAGGGTTGTTGCTCTGAGCGACATTTGAAGTTATAGTCATAAACTTCTCGGCAGCTAATTTCTTTGCAGACTCCTCATTCACGCCTTGCTTTAAGTACTTGTCCTTGTAGTATGCATATAACGGGAGGCCAGTCAAGATACCATACTTGTCACCCAGTCTAGCCAAAATCATCATGTGCTGAACCCACTTTTGAGGGATCCAGAAATTGTCATCAGTTTTGCCCAATGCCCCTAACAGGACGTTGAGATCAATACCATCAAGCCTTGACTTTAGGGTGGCATTATACTCCTTCATTTCATCGACCATGCTCTTTATCTTGAATGGATCGCCGAGAATCTTTCCTGCATATACGCCAAATTTTACAGCCCCTATATCAGCGACATACCCCATTCCAGTAGTCATCTGAGACAGGAACACCCTAAAGTTCCCCGCCAACTTGGCTATTGCAAATTGTTTAGTACCTGTGATAATGAAAGACGCAGGATCTTCCACATACCCCGTTCCTTGTATTCGTTCTATCATCGTAACAAGGCTGTTGTAAACTTTTTTGCCAGAAGTGGCTTCTATGGCTTTCTTGACAAGCTGATTGTTAAATATGCTTGCAACATCACGGATAGCTTCTTCAAAAGACGCAAAGAAATTCATCTCTCTGGTGTATTTCTTTAGTATGCTATCCCCATCCATGAACTTAATGGAAGACTTTGATTTAACCCTAGACTTTGTAGACGCCCCCGCTACAGTTGGGCTTATCAATCTAAACTCACTAAAGAGAGTTGAAATTTCAGGAGTTGACGACACCCCTTCTCTTACTAACATTCCTGCATAATGCCTCTCCCATGGGAGTGGACTGCCAAACACACGCTCATACACAGGGCTATACAGTTCGTATACAGCAGGGAAGTACTCATCAACCTGCCAGTCAGCCCACTCAATAACATCAGGGTGGTTTCTCGCAAGGAAGTCTAACATATATTCAAAAAACTCCAACTCCGACATCCCATATTTAGAGGCAGCATCTTTGAATGAACTTAATACGGACTCTTGATTTGCCGGATTTTTATACTGATTGTATATGTAGTACAGTTGATTGACGCTAAATTTTTGGTCAAACCCAGGGAAGGAAATGTTTTGTTTAGCGTTGTTGGCAAGCACCCTTTCCCACTTAGGACCAAATATCCTCTTGGCTGCATCTTGAAGCATATCCTGTGTGAGTATATTAAGTCTATCGTATTCCTTTTGAGCATCGGATATCCTCCTTACAGTCATATCATATGCGAGACCTTCAAATAACGATACTGCCGAAATAGACACCTTGTTTATGATGCCGGTGAAGTCTTCCGTCGTCCCAGACAAGAAGCCAACTATCGTATCTATAAACCTTTGGACGAATCTCTGTTCTCTTTTCGCAGTTCTATCGGAAAGTCTTTGCTTTAATTTATCAAGCTCTTCCTTGTCGTCAATTAATGCCATCAGCTCATCTGCATCAACTTGCAGGATGTCTGATGCCATAATTGCAGCTAACTCATTTCTACGCTTAGCCTTTGAAATCTTATCCTCTAAGAACTTTGCTCTCTCTCCTCGGAGTATTCTTTTCAACTCATCGTCAACTTCTTTTAGCACGTCCGTCTTGCCATCATTGCTGTCATCCATAAGCAAGGATGCATTGTATTTAACCGCTATCGTAAGAGCCTCTATGTTCCTTTGTATCTCTTCTTGGACTTCATACGGCTGAGCACTAATCTCATTAAGTAGAGTGTCGAGGGCAACAGACTGCTCTGCTATTTTGGCCTCAATGTTTGCCGCTGGGCTATCTTCACTCATGAGCATACCCCCATTTAGGGCGTTCAGCAAAACTTGAGCATCGACAGTCGTCCTGCCTAAGATTACGCCCTTTTTCTTACTCGTTATCTTTGTTTCCAGCATTTTGGATATGCTAGACTTAAGATCTCTGTTCTTTATGGTCGCAATTGTATCCCGCACCTCGTCTATAATCTGCGCCATATTTGTGGTTGTAGCCTTTTTGACTTTTTCAAGCAAAGACTTAACCTCTTTAGTGGTGTACTTTGATTTGGGCAGACTAGCAATAATGTAAGACACCAATTGAGCCTTAGCAGTGTTCGCTATCTTCCCGCCCCGGACTATGCTCTTAGCTTCTATTGCCAACCTGCGCAGAGACGCCCTCATATTCCGGCTCATTCTGATGTCGCTCGAGTTAAGCAACCCTACCATCATCTGTTTCTTGACGTCAATCGTTGCATTTATGTATGCGGGCTCCGCCTTAAGCGCCTCCATCATAGCATCTACAATAGTATCTCCAAGACCTTTTTGCCCCTTTATAGCCTTGCGCTTCTTCCTGTTTCTGTATAGGTCTACACCTACCGTTCTCACTCTATTCCACACCGCCAGCCCCTCGTGGTATCCTCCTGGCACATTGGCAAACGCAGGAGGAAATGGCATTAGTTCAGGGGATTTTATGTTGGTAATAACATTCCCGAGGCCACTCATAAACATGGTTATGTCGTCCTGTTCATACTTATTGATTTGCAGATACCTTTTAATCGCATCATCTGTATACCCTCTATCTCTAGCGTCCCTCACGATGTCTATGATATCTCTGTCCTCTCTAAACTGAGGATTAGGGATGAGCGTGACCTCAAACGCTTCTGATGACTGTGGTATTGGCTTGCCACTCAACAGGTCACTAAGAGCCGTGTTGATGAAGTCATCGAGCGTCATGGTTTCAATAGGGCCCAGATACTTCGTGATGTACCTCCATAAAGACTTAAGCCAGTTTTTCATCTTCGGGTTTACTACCTCTGCTCCCCGGTTTCCGATGATGATGGCGAGTGCTTCATCCGCTGCCTGATTAGGCGACTTGCCCTTAGCTAATTCTGCCTTGTACTCTTTGGTTGACTTGACCAACTCGATACCACGCGCATAGAGTGCGCTGTTGTGGACCTTGATGTAGTTCAGCCATATGTGCCCAAACTCATGGATTAAGGTGTTAAACAGCTCTGACTCCGAGTTATGAACATCTGGGTTGATATAAATCTTCCCATCTTTTGTCATGCCATACACTTCGCCAACCATATCGAGTTCCCCGTTCTCACGCATCCTATTGAACTCATCTGCACTCATGAATACCTCTACTCCCGGGAAGGCATGATTGAGAAACTTAGCAAGCTCCACTACATTGCTCGGCGCACTATTAACAGCCCATTCCGTGTTGCTAGATGAAGGCCGTTGGTCCTGAACCACGTCTCTTAATACCTTGGTCTTGAATACTTCAGGTATTGGAATTGAACGCTGATAATCATCATCTATTTTAATAAGACTATACTCTCCAAATAGCCTTATTGCATACACGTTGTACATGTTTAGCCTGTTGTTCACATTTTTGCCCTGAGAATCTTGTTTTATTTTTTGATTAACGCCATCATTGCTTAAGGGCGTGAAATTTATAGAGTCATACTCAACGTCAGAGAACATCTCTATGATCTTCTTGACGACAAGTGGCATTACAGTCATACCTGCTTTATTATCTGTATACCCACTATAAGTCGGTCCATTGTTAGTAAAGCTAATCCCTATTGATTTGTTGTATTCACTATAATTTCCAGTAACCTCTATGCCCTCCATCCTATTCGTTCCTTTATGGAAATATTCGAATGTACCCTTCCTGTAATTTGAAGCCTGATTTGCCGCACTATTATCGTATGCCTCCTTTTCTCTAGACGTAAGGGCATTTTTTACAGACTCTATGACTGAGTCATCGGATGGGAGAACCTTCCCCGCATCACCGGTAAGCAAATCAACAAGCACATAGTCAGCAGAAAATCCATAAATATTCCCTAATATTAAATCATCAAACTCCTCCGACATCGCTAGACGACTTGGATCCCGGTATATCGCATCTGACAGATTAAAATCGCCGCTTACGTTCGTGGCCACATAATAGGTGCTGGCAAGAGTATTTATAGGGTCGCCACTTCCAACCCTAATATAAGTTTCTTGAGCATAACGAGTCATGGAAAGGCCCCTCATAGCAGTTAAAGTTGCAAAATCTTCAGCTATATAATTCACTAAATCCTGATTAGCCGAATCTTCGTCAGTAAACTCGGTAATTTCATCAAGTTCAATACTACTGATTATATCAGCAAAAACATCTTCGCCCTTATTTGGCATTAAAAATGTGCGTACTGCTTTATTGTCTTGGGTAGAAACATCATCAAAATTCGACCCGGATATAAGCCGCCGTAAATTCATTAACCCGAGCATAGCAGGCGGATATTTAAGAACTGAATTGCGTAATATTTTTAACAAATTTCCGTGATGAATTAAAAATAAATCACCCAGAAAAGACACGGCATCTGAATACCCATAACTATGAACGCTTAGCCGATCTAGCTCACTAAAAGCTCTTAATAATTCTACGTCATGGAGAGGACCTGAATTGTGTTCGTTATCATCAAGTATTTGGCGGACATTCTTAAGCACATCAATAAGAAGATTCCTATCGGATTTATTTTTAAGAGCTTCTACAAACTTATTATTCTTTTCCCTAAATCTCTTGTTTACTACTTGATTCCTAAATCTATTCAAACTTTTGATGCTAAATATAAATTTGGTTTGTTCATAAGAATCCGATGAAACAATAGTTGATTCAAACCTATTTGAAATATATTGCAGCATATTGTTTGCCTCGGCAGAAAGCTGAAACGGTACCTTAGCCATACCAACCCCGCCCCCGGTAAGACTAAAATCAGGGTCAGTCAACAACAGAGAAAGCATTTGCAATGTACTAGCAGCGTTGATGCTTGCAGGTACTTGGGCCACATTTAACTTATATTTGATTCCCGATGCTTTCAAGAAATCATTTATAACCTGCTTTACAGCAGTCCATATTTTTTCTGCCAGTCTATACTCACCTGTCTTCGGGTCTAGTTGTTCAGCGCCATATTTACCGAGCAGAGATGCTGCGGCTTCCATGAAAGCCCCCGATTCATCTAGCTCAGGATATTCTCGCTTTACTCTTTCAAGCTCTTGCTTGCCATCACCATATTTCAGCTCTTTTAATATCTGAGACCATGCATTCTTATTCCCATTCTTAATCATATGAATGAAAACGTGTCCATATTCGTGAATAGGGGTGTCAAACCCCACTTTCTGCGCCATGTTGACGTACACCGTTGGGTTGCCCATGGAGTCCCAGCTAGTCCACCCAAGCCTGCTGTCTGATGGCTCGTTTACTATCTGATACGGCACATTGAACTTGGCCATCATTGTCGACAGCACTTTCTCAACATACTCCTGAGATGCCCCCTCCATTTCAGATGTCTTTTGAAATTGAGTGCGATCATCTATGGTAATGGCATTTTCGTCAAACACAACATAGTTGAAGCCTCTAGCGGTATCGCTTGTTACGCCTCGTGCTATACTCTCTGCGGGGTATTTTACGCCATCAATTCCAGCGCGAAGTAAAAATAAAGAGGCTTCTTTTTGTGGATTTTTTATACCACTTTCATAAAAGTATTTCGTTAAATCATTATAGAAATCTTTTCCACTGCCTGATATTGGTCGTGGCCTATATATTTTATAGTCTGTCTTTTTGCCCAAAAGACGCATAGTTTCATTTGCACCCGAATCACTTACTTCTTTAGGTAAATTTTCTTTTTCAAATTGCGAGTTAATTTTATTTCTATTTAAATCGCTAATCGGCTTATCCCACTCCAGCCAATCGTATTGGTCAGGGGTCTTCCCCTTGTGGAGTGTTACCTTGTAGAGCATCTTGTTCTTTTCTAACTTAATTTCCTTGCTAGATATTATGTTCTCAAGTTCTTTAATAATACCCTTTAGTTTTTTTATTTCATTAGGCATCTCACTTCTCTGTTTTTCAGAGCGAGACGTTTTGGCAATTTCCTTTAAGTCAGGTATGTATTCTTTTTTTATCTTGTTTATTGCTACTTTAGCAATATCCCTTATCGTGTTTTCGTTAAAATTATCTCCATAACTGTCATCCGCAAGAAATAAGTAACTGTAGGCATCTTTGCTTATTAATTTTCCGTCATAAGAATACTCGTCCCCCGATAGCTTTTTTGCATACATCTCCGCAATACTCTTCAAGTCCGTAAAGTACAGCCCCCAGCCAAATGCCTGCGCTCCTTCTCCCGTGCCTATCTTTTCAGTTGTAAACTTATCAAATTCGTAAGGAGACCCGTGCCACCCCTCTACTTGGTACATTTCCCTTCCGTCGCGCATGCCTATCTCTTCGCTTGTAGGCTGAGTCAAATAAGCAGAAACATCTACAGATTGCCTTGGCTTGGATGTAGGGATTCTGACATGAGCCTCATCGCCAAAAGTATCGTCAAGTTGTAGCTTCTCAATAGGAATCCTTAATTGTATCACAGCATCTCCATAGCCTTCCGCCTGTCCACTTTCTTTCGTAGAAAAGAAAAGGCCATCCTCTAATCCAAGCATTATGCCGGATTGTTCTATTTGCGCTTTTTTATCATCTGTCGTTCTATGATAAACCGTCACTAAGCCATCCGCGTCTATTTTGGCACCATTATCAAGCAGCTCATTAGATAAATCCTGGGCATTTAAGAGCGCATCCCCACTAAGCCTTTTGGATAGTCCTTCTCTTGGCAGTACTATTTTCGACTCCGACGCGCCTATTATAGTAGCAATATCTTTAATGGTGGCGTTTGACGGAATGTCGCTCAAAAGTATAAAGTCATTTTTTACCAGAGACTGAACAAAACTTGCCATTTTTTTCAGCATCTCCTTAAGCATTCCCAATAACTTAGTGTTTTGCTTTTCCTTAAACACCTTGTCAGTCATTATGCCAAGCAATGTGACTATCGCCTCATCAATGTAATCATCCGGATCTTCAAACTTATACTTATTTTTTACATTGCTCAATACCTCTTGCCCCAATTCAGTCGTCTCTATTTCATTCTTCAAATTTTCATACAACTCACTATACTCAGGGTCATTGCGCATAGCTTCAATGATCGGGTGCCCGAGTATCTCATGAAAAACGGTCTCAGCATTGGCGTAGGCCAAGTTAATGACAGCCCTTTTTTTAGAGGGTATGTACTTTCCTTTGAATAAAGCCCTTTCATCGTTTATAAACTCAACGCTAATGCCAATCCTAGAGGCCACTGACGCAGCAAACTTCTTGAACTCATCAACCCCCTCTGGGCTTAACACCTCTTGTCCGTCAACTATTAGCATGAACTTCTCGTCACCGGTATCAGACTCATCTACCATTGAGAACTCCTCCGGTAATAATCCCTGCTTCTGCTCAGCAAACTTAATGGTGTCATACACCTTTTGAACTATAGCCGCCGCTTCATCGAACTTACCTTCTTCTCTTAGCTTTGCCGCCTCCTGTCTTAGAGCCTCCATTCTTTCATTAACGCCAGAAAAATTGGTATATGAGTTCTGGCCTCTAAGTTCCGCTGTTGCAGCCTGTCTTGCCAATGGAGAATACATCCTCGCGTGAAGATTCCATGCGTTCTCTTCACCAGTGGCTCCAAATGAATTTCCCAATGCAGCATGACCAAAGAAATCGTGAACAGCCCTAAACACGTCATTGACCAGCAGCGTCTGTCCGTTGACATCTTTATAACCGGAGTCATGCAAAAGAATGTTCCTCTCTCTCTGCTCTGGAGTTATGCCCTCATTCCCGTATCCAGATTCGGTAGAATATATCTTCATTCTTTTATTGTCCCTGACATCGGCAATCATATCAGCAGAGCTTGTGTACGGCTCTTCATTATTGATTTCAATGACATAGCCAGCGTCGAGCATATACCTATACTGCGCCATGGTTTCATTTGCCAATGCCTCATAAGCCGCCTTCACCATTGGGTCGAGTGGATTGTCCTCCATCTCTTCATACGCTTTCGCTATTCTTTTCGCCCTTTCTTTGTCGAGTTTTCTCGAGCCATACCAGCGCGGGCGCGGTCTTCCGAAAGTTGCTTCAAAATATCTATCCGCAATTTTCGAAACTTCCGGGATGGGCTCATTAAAGAGTCTGTTACCTCGTTCTGCTGCTTTTTGTCCATATACTATTTGGGTTGTAAATTCTCCTGAAACTTTCCGCACTGGCTTTTCTGCGGTTATCCTTGCCCCTGAGTTATACGCTAAGTCTAATGCGTTTTTCGTTTTGACCTCATAAACCCTGCCAGTGATTTTATTTTTAGCATACACCACTCCACCCATCTGCACCTTCCTAAGAGCGCCAAAGTAATTTGAAGACGGGTCAACAACAGTATACTCAGCGCCAACTTTAGCATTAACCGCATCTTTATTGGCATTGTATATCTCAAGTTGTCGAGCAGTGGGGCGTCTTCCCTCGCTAATATCATCAGCAATAGACGCCAAGACATCGTCGTTAACTTGGCCCTGCTTAAACGCTTCGTAGTCAGCATCCGACACATCCTTGCTTGGCTTAGCCAATTCCGACTTGTCGACCTCAACCTCGTACTTACGCGTTGAATTATTGTAATTAGCCTTATCTCTAAACCTCGGGGGCAGTCCATCGAGGTCGTTAGCCACGAACGTAATCTTGTCATCGCCATAGTCTGCCGCATTAAACGACACATCATCTTCAATCTTCTCCGCCACTGCCCTGCTCATAGCGTCGTCATTCTCAATCTCAATATTCATGCGAGACAGAACCGATGGCGGCATACGTTTCACTATCATATCAAGATACCTCTTGCCCACATACTCGCCATCAACCTTATACACAGGTCCAGTGCCAATAATGGGCGATAGATTCAGGACCTCTTTGGGCACCTTCTTGTTCAGCACAATGCTGTCTATTTCATTCTGTATCGACTGCTGCAATGGCTTATTAAGTGCCGGCGTTCTCTCTAACTTCCTCTTGGCGGCATATAAGTCAGCGAGCCTGTCTTCTGCCTTGGTATTCGTGCCCTTCTCGATGGTCTTAGTCCGCTGCGCATCAGTGTCATCAAGGCTGCTTAGCGCAATGCGAGCCTGACGGATGTCAGCAATGTTCTCGACAATCTTGCGCTCCGTTTCCTCGGTAATCTTGCCCAGCTTCCTCATGTTTCCGGTCCACTCTTGAACCTTATTGATATCATCTCCAGTGTTGTTGATGAATGCCCTACTTTTAGACATATTATCAGCAAGGTCCTCGTAGTAATTGTTGCGAAGCTGCATGTAGACCTCTCTATAAAACCCAAATGGGTTTGATGCCACCATCCCCCCGGCACCAAGCATCTCGGCCACTACTTCATTTCCATTCAATTCACCATATGCAGCAAGCTGCCCTATGGCCTCTCCACCCCCCTCCTGTATAGTTTCAAACGCTGCGTTCTTGACCACTGTTCTAGACACCCTGTTGGCGGCAGATGCAATGGATGATATCCTGAATTTATCAAGCATAGCCTGTAGTATAATCTCAGTGCCGGCTATAGCACCGCCCTTAATCAACCCCTTCATTGCCTTTTCTTCAATTTCGGGATCGTTGACCCACTCGCCTCTGCGTATTTGTTCTGGGGTGTATTTCTCTTTCATTGCCTGAAAGACATTCAAGCCAACCTCTAATGCCACATTAGAAACGACATTGCCAACATATGCGTTGAATGTACCCGCAGCAGACATCCCCATTCTAAAGCCAGCAGCCGCGCCAGCGGGAGTCTTGGTGGCGAGAAGCCCTACGCCAGCACCAATGACACCACCCGCAGCCTGAATACTCAACATCTCCCCTCCCGTCATCGTTATCATCTGAGTGAGAGCATCGGCAGCTAAGGTGGTAGCAGCAGGCAACAATACCGTAGGATCTGAAAGGTATCCGAGAAAATCAAACGTGCCCTCTTCTTCCATTCTCTGCATCAACATCAACTGAGTCTTGCTCAACGGCAACTGCGGCTTTGAGCTATAGTACGCCATCCTTTTATTGGCTTCCTCTTGGGTTATCAGTCCTGATGCATACTTGACATACTCCTTAGCACCTTTAGTACTATAATAGGCATTCTTAATGCTATTAGAAACCCCCTCTATAAACCCAACGGTTTCCTCTTGGATTTGCTTGTTCGTCTTTTGATTAAAGTACATTTTGGCATCCTCATATTTATTGAATGCCTGCTTCTGAACGTCGATGCCTTTAGCGTAATCATTCAATATCTCTGCCACCGAATCGTACTGATCTTTGTTAGCAAACTTTAAGTTCTTAACATTATCTGGCGTTAGGTCAACTCCAGTTACTGCCTTAAACCTGTCTGCACTACTCTTTGTCAATGACTCCCCGATATTTCTCAGCTTAATCGCCTGGGCTGTAGATTCCTTGACCTGAGCTTCAAGTCTTTTATCCACTTCTAAAATATAATCTCTTTCGTATGCATCAGCAGTTGGCGATATATCCTCTGCCTCTTTTTTCAAATCCTGCAAAAGTTCAAACCTGCCCTTTTTGTATTTCTTCTCGAGAGAGGCCATTGCGCTTTCATTCTGCTCATTCTCATCGATATATTTAATCAAATTTCTGATTGACTTGCGCCTATTGTAAACATCATAGGCTTCCCGCTGATTGACACCCAGCTCTTGTGCGAGCTCATTTTTTATCCGGTTTTCATTACTGATTGATACCCCAACTTCAGGGGTAACAGCCTCCTTGACAACGAAATCTTTGAGTCTCTTTATTTCCGACCTCTGTCCTTCCGAAGACTTTAAGAACCCGCTACTCAAATCAACTTTTATGCTTTTGTCGCCAGCCCTAGCCTCTATATTATTCAACTCATCTACATCGAAGACAATGCCATACTTCCCTAAGTTTAGGTTTAAGTATCGGGTGATGTCTTTTGCCGATGGCTTTTTTTTCACAGGAGAGCTGACCCCCATCGCTAAGTCTTCAACAAATGGCTCAGGAGCCGTCATCTTCAAAAAAGCATCATCCAACACCTCATCTAAAAGCCCCTCCTCTTCAACATCCATTTGATAAGCGCGATCTATAGGCTCTGCGGAGTAGTCTATTTCCGCTATTTCTTTGTCGGCCTCTTCGGATAACCTCTCCTCAATACGCTGCTGAACGTCTGGGGCGAATGGCTTAACTATAGGTCTGCCAAGAGGCGTTGTTACCGGCTCCTTTTTAGGTTTCAATCTTTCTTTAGACAGCTCGTCAATAGGGACACTGACAACAGGCGGTGACAATGCCCTTCCGGCCTCGGATAGCTGACTGAGATTAGGAATAGATGGTAGTTTAGTGGGCTGCTTTGCCATTATCTCGTTAGTCTGTTGTATTTCTTTATGTACTCATTTATTTCTTCCAAGTCATCGCTTTCGCCATAAGTGCCGTCGGGGTATTTTACGACAATGGTCTTATTTTTAGAATAATATATTTTACCCTTAGTATTTGAATCCTTTTCGTTTAGTTTATATGCCCAATTCTCCAAATCATCACTTTCCTTTACTAAATCAACAACCTTTGGCTTTGGAGTCTCCTGCTTGGCTGAAAAATCCCAAGAAAATCCACCCAAAGAATTGGCGTTCCCAAGCCCTCTCTTTACATATGCCGGATCATATCCTGATTGTGTAATAAGAAAATCCATGGCCTCCACTCCGCTGTTAAACCGAGTGACATATTTCTTCCCATCTTTATCATACGTAGTAAGCACTTTGTTCGTTCCATCATACGTCCCCTTCGGCATGCCTATGTTTTGGGAAAGCACAGATTTATTGGCATTGGTTGTAAGGTTTTTTAAAGCCTGTCCATATCTTATCGCCTTTTCATCAGCTTCCGTCGGCTTATCCGGCTTATCCCCGCTAGATCCGCTAGATGCTATCGATTCCCTAGGGGCAGGGGTCACTTGCATACCGAAAGTACCATATGCCGCATCAATCAACACCTGCTTTGCATCTTGACGATCTTTGTCGGTTATCACGACATTCCCATCCTTAATTTCAAATCCCTCTCTTTTGCCAGCATCAAATAATATGTCCGCGACATCGTTTGGATTGATAAGAAACTGAGCCGCATAAGAATCTATGGCTCTTTTGGCATCTTCATTAAGCGAAGGGGATGACTTGTAGCTGCCATCCGGTTGCCGAACCTCATGAGCCTTCATTGATTGAGCATACTTCGTGATGTTTAAAACTGCATTTTTATTATCCTGCTTTATAGAAGAGTTTTTTACTATCTGCCTATAACTCATTGAGCTGCCATCGGGCTTTTTATACATCAAAGTGCCAGTTTCATCTATAAATGGCGTCAAATCACTTAAACTATTGCCTATGAAATTCTCTGTATCTTCAGCAGTTTTCCTTTCTACATACCCCGCCTTACCATCAGATACGCGCTGAAGTTTAGCGGCATATCCCTGATCGTAGGCTTTTGCAAATGCATACACGCCAGTGACATCAGACATTATGTTCGACCTCAATAAATTGTAATTACGAGGGGTAATCTGATTACTCTTCAGCTTTCTATTCAATTCAGCCAATCTTTCGGAAGCCGTGGTTGCTGTGTCGAGAATCCACGTCTGAATCGGCTCGCTTTTAGTTTCCGGAATTTCAGATATCGCCTTCTGCGTTTCTCTGGTTTCCTTATCCAGCTTCTCCTTAAGATCTTCCCTGCCCTTCTCCCAGTCCTGCACAGACTTGATTATCCCCTGGGATATCTCTCCCCAGTTTACCTGCACATCTTCAGGCTTCCTCTCTACATATCCATAATATGACATAAATCAATGCGTTATTTGTTTGTTAATCAAAAGAGCCCCACATTTCACTTCCGAATATTTCACTTCCGACCTCTTCCCCAGGCATAAGAACACCGCTTAAACGCGTAGAAAGATTGTCATTCATCATATTTGCCCTAGCTTGCCGTCTATAGTCCCTTCTATCCATGCGTCCGCCAGGAGTGTACCCAGGTCTAAATGTTTGTTGTCCCGCATCTCCTTGGGCGACCTTGCCACCTATTGGCCCTTTATTGCCCTGATCTGGATATAGTGGACTCGCGGCATCTAAACCAGTCATGGCCATGCTAGATAAGCCTTCAACTCCGGATTGAATGGCAGCGGCCCTGGCTCTTTCCGCATCACGAGCGGCCATCTGCGCCCCAGTTGCCTCACCTAACGATATGCCCGCCAACGACTGGGCGATACGAGCGTCTTCCTGCCTCTTGGTCATCTCAAGGGCTTGGATGTCGGCAGCCATCTGCGCTCTCTGCTGCTCCTGCGCCTGTGTCTGCGCAGCCATAATGCGACTAGCAGCAGCACCCACGCCACGGGTTTCACCCTCGGCAGCTTGTTGCATAATGTCAGCACCCTGCTGTTGCAACGCTCTCTGTTGTATATCATAAGGCTCCTTGGCTAATGCCAACTCATCCATGTAGTTAATACTAGCCTGACGCTTGGCCTCTTCGACATATTTCTGAGCATCAGCCTTCGCTTGTTTGGCCAATTTAGATTGCTTCGATGCTTGTGCGAATGAGCCTGCTGTTCCCGCTGCGGCTATACCTAATGATATTGCTGTTGCCGTTGCTATTGCCATAATATAAGTGTTTGTGACTTCCCTTTATCTGAAATGAATCCTAGTGTTTCGTATATGTTTATGGCATGCTGATTCTCTGCGATAGCGGTGATGTAAGTGTATCCAGACTGCTTAGCGACCTCAATCATATAACTTAGCAAAAATAATATACCTTCGCGTCTCCCTGGTTTTTTTCTGTAACTCTTGTTAGACACAAGCCATTCAATCCATGCCACCTTCGAGTTAGTCATATACAGGAATGCAGCACATACCGGCGTGTCTTCGTCATAAAGGATAAACCCGGTATTTGGCAAATAGTCCTTAGCCGGTGGCACCCAACCCCAGTCCTTCCACCATGGCGTCAGCAAAGACTCGTAGTCCCCATCTCGCATAGGCACTACTATCATGGGAACGACTTCATTACGTCAAATTCAACAGAAAATATCTCATTTACCTTAGTCTCATTAAAAGCCGGAGGCACGTAAACAGCTATTGTAAGACCTACTACTGGTGCCGATGCTAAATAGCCATAAGACTCGGCGTTAATATTCTTGTAACTAAATATAAAATCGTTAACAACAGGAGCAGGGAGAAGATTCATGGTAGATACAATAAGTCTATCATTGCTTATAGCGGTGATTGTGCCAATTTCAGACGATACAACAGCAGATGGCAGTGTTACATATCCATAAAAATCACCAACTGAAATAGTTTCGCTGATTGGAGTTGTAAAAATGAAAACACTATTCGACCCTACTGTAGTAACATTACTGGCTATTCCCATACCAGTCATGTTTCTATACGAAAGAGAAGAAGGAGCGAATAAAGAGATGTTTGAAAACCACATCGACTCTTTTTTCACGAAATAGCTACTAAGAATCTGCCCAGAACCATCGGCATCTTGGAGAAGTGGTCCGGGCTGCGCAACAAGATTTGCCCACGTAGAACTTATGAAAAAATCACACGGAGCACTAGCATCCAAAGAAACGGCCTTGAATAATTTATTTACAAGAGGAGTTTTATTGGCACAAAATGTTATGGCGGATTGAATTGCAACGCCATACATATTAGGGCTATAAACATCATTATGTTTAATCAAATTGCCATCTTGGAAACTGTAAAAATTATTATTTACGCCAATCATCCACTCGGGGTAAAACGTGTAGTATGTTGGCCATCCTGATGATAGTTCGCTATAAGATAATACAGGCATATTTTTTTTTTAAGGTGGACAACTAGCAAAAAATCGGATAACGCCATCTTCCAAATAAAATACATCATCTGGGGCTGGTATCGTACCTGGAAGTGCCTTATACCATCCATCAGGCGCAATTTTTTCGGAATATGGATCTAAAAATACCCAGTCATAAAGACCCCAAGTTACGCCTGGAGTTCCATTTGTATGCCCCTGATATACAGCTAACGGATATCCAGTAGAATTACACGCATCATCCGCACTAACGTGCGGGCCATTAACCTTCATCTCTGGCAACAGAACGGGACAGTGTGCAAACAGTGAAGACTGATAACCACTGGCGCATGGTTGAATTATTACCCAGTCTAATATGCTATACGTGTTTGTGACCTTTGGGATGTACATGATTAACGTGACACCAGCCATTATTGAGGTCATATTTGTAACATATTCAGTTTCAGTACCTCCAGTAGGAGTCCATGTACCCCCCCCGATTTTATATACCTGCAAGTTCGTTATAGTATTAACTTCAGGATCGCACAAAGTAACAGCCGCAGAAAATGTGTACGCCTTGTTAATATAATCACCTGCGCCAGCCCCATCTGAATATGTACGTCCCCTCCTCCTGATAACGCTAAAATCAGGGAATGCCAATGGGCCTAACTCGCACATGTAATATACTGGCTGGTCGGAAATATTTGTCATTTCTATTCTTATTGCACCTAGCGCACTCCCAGTGTCATAAGACGACTTAAACCACCCTTTAGAGTCGTCAGTTTCCTCCGTAATTGTCCCGCATGGAATTGCACACTCGCCACTGCACTTGTATATACCAGGCTCTAAAACTCCCGCCGTTTGCCTACGCCAATATCCGCATATGGCGTAAACACCATCAGGAGATTTAGTGGTTAAAGTAGCATTACTCCATAGTGCAGTTGCGGTAGCAAAAGAACTAGTATCCATGTAAACATTAGGCATATTAACAGCTTGTGAGAGTTTGAATTATAGTTCCAGATCCATCGACTTGAATAAATTTACCAGGGGGGGCCACTTGATAAAATCCCGGATATGCAGTGAAAGAGCATTCCTCATCAAAATACACTTTACTCCCCAAAGATAACGTCGAATCGGAATATATAGTCATTACAATAGGCGCCGCACAAGCCTGAACAGAACTGAGGAATATGCCACTTGACTGCCACATCGTGCACGAAGGACATGAGGACGCGCAGCTACAGCACACAGTCTCTGGAGATCCTTCCGCATTGTAACACGCATCAGTTAGAGTGGCCCTTCTATAATCCCATATTAAATACAGCTTACTCCCAGTAGTAGGAAGATTGAATGTGCTAGCCCATCCAGGGTATGGGGCGTAGTCTGTGTCAACAGTTAATGACGGCAATATAGTAGAAGCCGCAAGAAGGTTAGCCGCTCCAGTAGATGTTGCCGGATAAGTAGTATTTGTTCTTAACCGCCTAAATTTATCTAATGAAATATTTGGATTGTATGTACTCAAAGGCCCTTTTACGGTATGCATCTTAATGGCACCTCCATTAGCTGGAAGCCACCCTCCTTGCGCCACAGGCCCTAAAGACGTCCATTGAGCCACTATAGGATATGTAGTCGTTACATTGGGTCCAAGGGTAACAATGGCGGACTGACCATTATAATAATGCTCGATAGTCTGTCCAGTAAATTCAGGCGATGTCACCGTGACAAGTATCACCTCTATTTCACTAGGCACAGGGCACCCAACTTGAAGTGAAATAGAAAAGTAGTTTGCATCGGGAGGTATATTAGGATATATATAAATCGTAAGCGTATCAACACCAAAAATTTTGGTAAGGTTAAAACTACCTGGCGCCAAGAAATCAACGATACTGTATACAAGTGCGCCATTATAAAATATATCCCCAAATCCATCCTCCCCAGTCGATGCAGACCATGATATGAGCACATCCCCAAGCGGCACACTAGATATATCAACATTAATGATATACGCGGTAACGCTATTGGTATTGGTTATATTCTTAGAAAATCCACAGACTAAGTCTTCAATAATCTCAGTAGGAAATGCCGGAACGGATAATACATACTCCCTAGAATATGGATCAAATCCCCCTCTCACAGGACCGCTTCCTATAGAATCAAAAGTTTTCTTAAAGAAAGATATCATACCCGCGTCAGATACATTTTTCAACTGATCTCCAATCAATTGAAGAACAACACTTCTCTTGACGTCAGTAAAATAAATCCTATCTCCATAACTAGCGAATGACTGAGGGTGAGTACTAATTCCATTCTCCTGAGATATCACAATTTGATTTCCAAGAACCTCTGGAACAGACGCAAGGGCGCCACCGCCAACGACATCACTAATTATATTTTTACCAACAAGAACCCTTGATACTCTGTCCTCTTGAAATACCAGGATGTCAGTTTCACGCTGGTGCATCCTTTGTATACTAGCATATGACGCTTCTAAGGACTTGAAATTCAGCAGACCTATATTAAATTCATTTAGTTTATTTAAATTGGTTTCCCTATTGTAAACTCCGCTATAAATAATATCGGATAATCTTCGCTCCTCCCTATATGGGACCACTGAAGATGCATGAACCTTTTGTCCAAGACCAAAAGACCTTCCCGTTATACTATCTTTAATCTTGTAACTTTCTATTCCATTGCCAAAAGTCCAGCAGTCATAGAATCCCAAGTTACTGATAGCAGAAGTTAATCCCGTTTGATTTTGAACATTACCCTGATGATAGCCATTCAATATATCGAAAACTTCTTCATTTTCGTAAAACAGATTAGCGGCAGCATCATTTGGCTCTGTTTCAAAAACTAAAAACTGAGGATTATTTTGTATGACAATACGAGCCTCTATATTACTTGTCCTAGGACCTGGCCAAGCACATGACTTGGTGCCACTCCTTATAATAAACTGCAATGGCGCATTGTTATTAAGCTGCTGACCAGCGGCCTGTATAGAAAACTGGTATTGATTTGTCAAATCAATAGCAGGAGGCACATTGGCAATTAAGAAAGAGCTATTATATGCATCAACACATTGGCCCGCATCATCAGGACAGGATCCGCCATCTTTTGTAGATAGATTTATATCAATGCCTTCCCCTTCCCAAAATTGCTTGAAGTCATCATAATTTGCGGATGACACATAGTTCTTGTAGTGAAATAGAGATGATCGCTGTCCGCAATTTCTGCTACTTCCACCACAATTTCTGCCATTTCTCCACACCCTAATATAAATCTCAACTAACGCACCAGCATTTACAGGCCACCTGACTACGGTAGGAGGACCGGCGTCAAATAAGTCAAGAACGACGCCTCCATATCCATTCCATGCGCTTGAGTTTTGCTCAGAAACATCTCCAGTGACTGTCCTTATATTGCTTTGATCAAAGTTCGCCGTCCATCCATCTAGCTTAACCCTCATGTATACCCCAGGGATTCTGCCACCACCCCATTGATCGGGCTTGACCTCTTTATCAAGCACCTCTACCTTTACATTCCGAAGAGTGGCTCCAGCAGAATCTCTTTTAACATACAGAATGTCACCAACCTCTACTTTATTTTGAGATTCTCCATCCAGTTTTATCCACGCCCTATCGCCATCTTTATAGTAGATGCTAGAATATATGGTGTCATACCCCATTTTTGTGGGCTTCAACACCCACTTGTATTTTTTTGCCCAAGGAGGAGGTAATTGAGTCCTTGGTATTGTGGCTTTTATATAGTTGGCGGTATTAGAATTAAATGCAGGTATCTCTATTGTTGAATTTTTAGACAACTGCACGGTTGAAGACCTACCCCATTCGTCCATATAAACCATACCCAATTCATACGTTCTATTACTATGGAGACTCTTGTTTGTTGCAGGTATGTTTATATTTATTGTTGGAGCTCCGGTCACATAGAAATACTCGTGCCTATAAGCTCCAGCACCATTACTATACCCAACGGCAGGTAAAATAAAATTCATGACACTGCCAGCTAATGACACCTGGAAACCATTATCAATGAGTGAGTTTCCGCCAACAACAGCCATTGTGAATCCATTTCTAGTGCCTCCTATGGCACATATAAATTCATCCGTTATAGACCCACCAAAAGAACAGTTATTTGGTATTCCTAGCACATTATACGTAATAGGATAGTTATAATAATTAGCATCCGCCCCTAACTTTCTTTTAAACGCAGCATCATTAATTAAATCTAATAAAGATGTATAGTTTCTTGGTGCCTGAAAATAAAATACAAAAAATCTATTCCATGTTACAGGGAATAAATAGTTTGGCGGAGTCAATGGATTACCAACTACTCTTGCAGATGCTACTGGTACTGCAAACGAAATTTCAGTGCCAATAGGCACTCCAGTAGCGTATTGAGCCATATTAAAGCTGAACTGGGCAGAAGAAACGGTTTGTGGCGCAACAGTTTGATACCAGTTATCTTTGTATATGTATGATGACAGCGTTCCTAATATAGACTTCGACTCAACATCAATAAAATTTGCCTGGCCACCGTAAAGAAACTTTGTGCTTATATTGTAATTTTCTAAATAATTACCATACATCAACCTGTTGCCCATAATAACTTGAGCTAGCGCCCGTCTCGGCACATTGTCATATAACCTAACCCATTCAGTAGAAGGCAGTACCGAATATGACTTATCTCCAGTAAAGTCAACGAATCTCAATATGTTGTCTCCCCAATTTTCCCTTCTTTTATTCCAGCTTTGGACCACATACACTTCATTAGAATCAGCCGCCTTAACGCATAATTCTATATCCGTAACCCACTTCCCTCCGGTATTGAAAGAAATCCTAACGGCCAGAAACTTATTTTTCATACCATCATTTAACAAAGTTGATGGATCTAAAAAAAATAACCCTGGTCTAAATGCTATTTCACTATACTGAGATAATGCGCTATACTCTCCATTTTCATATTTATAACGATATGAAAAAGCCAGAAATCTATCCTCTATATAATCAGACGTAGATGTGGTCGTTATAAATTCTATAGATGGAGCAGATTTTGGTGGAGAAACTATGACATCGAGCCTGTAATCAGTGAAGTAATCAGTATACGTGAACTTCACATTGATTTTCTTAGGTGAGTTCAAATTATCAGTAAAGTATAACAAATCATCAATTAATGATATTCCTGTTATGGTATAATCAAAACTAAAATTAAGAACGCCCTTATCATCTACTACATGGTATGTCAGAGTGCCATTATCTTCATTATACGACATTATAAGGTCAAGAGTCCCACTAGGGAACTCTGTAAATGGCGTATTAAGCTCTTCGCAGTGAACGAACCAATATACAGTATTGTTAGACTCATCCTTATAGGCTCCTATACACCTTGTTTTTACCTTTGTAGAATCTATAGGAGTTCCATTGTACTCCAAGGAAGTCAAAGTGGATGTACCTGGAGCCGTCCTTAAGGCTCCACTTTCACTTAAATTATCAGGAGATGTGATCCTAGCATTAATGGCATACATATAATCACCCTGGGGAATCATCCTTGGATCAAGGTCATGATTCATCTTGCCGCCAATAAAATTGTACGTTTCCTTCATTATTTAATTATTTTGTCACGTCCACGCATATTCATAAGCAGACGACCCGGGTGAATATTACTCAATCTAATCTTGGCATTCCTATAAGCAGCTCGCATTTCATTCTGCGCCCTCCTCACTAAGTACTCTTGAGTCCCTGCCTTATTGGATAGTATCATGTACTTGATGTAGGCATAAATATACGCCTCAAACATCTTATTTATGCTAATCGCAGTATCATCACCAGACTCAAGGCCATCAGACACATACTCGATGACACACAACAGCCCACTCATGTCTGAGCTGAAGTTAATGACACCGCCACGCTTGTCAACAACGAACGTAGGGTTGGCATTTGCTGTTTCTGTGTTCAAGCCATACCGCCCACCAATGCCATACCGGAAATACCACACGTCGTCAATGCACCACCCCTGATACCCGTTATAAGGGCTGTTTGGGTTTAGGTAGATACTAGGCGCAGTGTTGTTGATACGGCCAAGTTCAAGTTCTGAAAACTGAGGAGATAACACATTGCCGTTCTGGTCAAAGAGTAGATTGCCTGCATTGTCCTGTAGATAAGCCCTAGCGTAGTTAGTCTGTATGTTCTCGCTGAGTGGGAATAAGACACCATTGATTTCAGCAGATATCCGCGTCCAGTTGACGTAGTCAGATGGCAGGATAATCTTCAAATCACTACCAACAGGCAGCTCTAAGATTTTGTCCTCCTTCATAGCATCGTAATTGAGCTCCTGTATGCCACGTTTGGCATGGAAGATGACTTGATACCTGTTGATGTTGTTGATGGCCTCATTATTGCCCTGGTACATCAACATGAAGTTATTGACTATGTCCTTGAGGCTGACATACTGATAACTACCCCAGTTGGCATCCTGTGGTGAGATGCCATTATTCTCGTAATACTCATATTGCGTTATACTCATTGCGGTTGCGCTCCTTTCTGTTCTAGTTTAGTACCAAATGCATATACGTTCTCCTCGCGGATAGATACGCCAGCGTATTGTAATATCTTGCTCACTAAGTTCGGTATGTCAGAATCAGGTAATTCAAAGTCCTGGTAGTCAAGAGCTGTGGGATTGAATATAGGGTCGTTTTGCGGCCCGAAACTTAGGTATGTCCAATTAGGCGTCTTAGGATATCTCACATAACTAATAGTCACTCCAGTAGTTATAGTCGCTGGATAGACCTTGATTTTAGAGTCTAGAGTGTCGCTAACTAAATTCGGACTGCCCGTCATCGTATATGCCGGAAACGTAACGGATGGCGCAGTAATGTTAGACGTATTGAGCATATTCAACTTTGATTGAGATACACGCTCTACATCTCTACTCCCGTAGTACACATTGGTCAGGTAGTAGCAGTTGGCAGGAATCAAGAAGAACCCACCACTCAACGTAGGAGTAAACTCAACCCTAAAGCTATCAATAACTTCTTCTGCAATCTGCTTAAGCCCTGCGTATTCAGTGCCAACTCTACGGATATTCTCAGCAGCCACAAGCGTGTTGTAGTTATCGAAATACTCAGTGAATAAATCCATCTGCGCTTGGTAAGCGTACAGATTAAAATCCCCGGGAGTTATATACCCGTAGTTGTTCTTGTTAACAACAGCCAATACAGCGGCACGTACTTCATTTATCATAAAATGTCTTTTATATAAGCCTGAACTCCACTGACAACAGGCAATTGAGGCAGCACATATGTTTGAGAGTCTACATAATCAAGAGCCTTTACAAATTCTCCTATAAGCCAATTATGTAACGAATACGTAGAATCAGCAACAGAAAACTCTATACTAAGTACTGAAAATGCATTTGCCACCAACTCCATCTGAGTAGTACTTGACTTTTGCCAAAAATACCCCTGGAAACTAGAAGAAATACTCAATAGTACGGACGTCCCGCTCTTGTTGGTTACATTCGTGAATAAAATATAGTTTGCCACGACACAAAAATAAAACAAAAAGCCACCCCCCGAAAAATCAGAGGGTGGCCGCTATCAAAAAAAAAACTATTAAGTGAGAGTAAAAATAAAATTACAAGTTCTGCCACCAGGCAACGAATTAATTTCATAGATAGGCAACCCGCTTAAATAGGCATTGTTGCTACATTTTGCTATTTCATTCATGATAAAATTATGCGTAGCACCAGTTGAATCCGCGCTATTAAATACGACCCTAATAACCTTATTGCTATCATAAATACCCACTAGATATATTCCTAATATAAGATCACTAATTCTAGCCATTCTAAATATATTATCCACATCTATAAGAGTGGGCAATGCAATAGAGCTGTTTGCCGATGCGACAGTAACAGTGCCAACGGTTAATCCTGTTCCAGCTTTAGGCACGATGGTGAATGTAGTAGCAGTAGGAGTCGCATAAACAAAATACTCCCCAGTTAAACTAGTCCATCCTCCAGCTCCACCTACGCAAGTAACTAAAATCGGATTTCCTACAACAAGATTATGGCTATTTGTTGTTGTAATCGTCATTTCATCAGTGCTTCCATTATAACTTGTTCCAGCAGATGGGGCTGCCCCAGTATAATCTACGGCTTGAGTGATAATCGGCCCTCTAACAAGAGGTGTAAATGATATATATTTTCCCATGATTAGCTAAAAGTTAAAGTAGTTGTCCTGTTGCCAATTTCAGAAGTGTCTAAAGTTACTACTGTTGTCGGGGCAAGTCGATTAGACTGAGTTTCAATAAACTTGTTGATAATAACATTTTGACTAAATCCAGTGGTATCAGCAGAGCTCATCGTCATTAGTAACTGATCCCCAGGAATAGCAGCAGTGTTGTAAACATTAAAAAATACCCTGACTTTAATTTGACCACCATCAGTCAAGGCCCTGATATCTGAAATGTAATCGGCGTTGATATAATTATCAGCTCCTCCAGTTCCGGTTGTTACCGTTGCGCTAGGTATTCTTAAAAATCTTGCCATTTTATGATATGTTTATAGTAAGCGTTCTGCCGCCGGGGAGTTCCGGCATCTCATAATAGTTATTAGGTCCAGAAGAAGATGCGCTTCTTGATGCTACAATTGCATTTATAATAGCCGCGTGAGTAGCCCTCGTTGCGTCCGCCGAATTAAATACAAACGCAATAGTGTCACATGCCGAAGATCCGCCTCTAGCAGAAACCACTAATTGATTATCAGTAAAATTTTGCGCCCCAGAAACATCCGCTGAATACATCAAGTCAAAGTTAGAAGTGTTGATATAAATAGGGCATAAATTGCTTTGAGTGGCGGCAGCAGCACCTGAGTTTAAAACAGAGGTGGGTATTCTTAAAAATCTAACCATATCTAAATTTTAGGCAAATATAATACGATTTAGACCGAGACGAATTTTTCCAGCACCTTCATAGCATCAGCACCCTCTTCAGTCAAAAAGAACGAACTGACAGCACTATGATGCGTCTGGTCCAATGGAACAGTCAACATCTTGGACTTATTGGTTGGGAGGTTGTAATGCACAGCATTCTTACGAGCAGACAAAACCCCCTCATCAAACAACTTAGCAACAAAGCCCTCGTGAGCAATTTGCGGGTCGTTAGCCATAGACAAGAGGTCTTGAGGATTGTTTCTGGCGAATCGGTACATATCACGCTTCAGTTCTGATGTAGTCATCTTCGACGGATCAATCTCCAATGCCACACGCGCAATACTCTCCAATGTAGAGATGTCCATACTGCGTACACGGGCGGTAGCCTCATGCTCAAGCTCGTAGTAGTCAATCTCTTCCTGGGCGTCTTTCTGATGATTCACCTCCTCAAACAACTTGCCATTGTCAGGATGTACACTGAGGAAGTGCTGCAACACCGGGTTGTCCTCATAAACAGTTAAAAACCCGTTCTCAAAGACAATAGGCTCTAAGATAAAGTTTCCGTCTTGCTCATCCTCGAAGGGGCTCTTTTGGTTCCTCGCATATCGGAGCGCCCTGTTTGTTTTGCCATCGAAATGATATAGCCTTCTAGCTGTCGTGTTTCTAGTTGCGAGGTAGAAACTGTCTGGGGCAGCTCCCCCAATGAGTTTGTATACTGTAGTTTTCATTTAATTGGTTTTAAGAAAAAAAAATGAGAGGGAGTCATAATGACCCCCTCTCTGACTAATTACTAAGATTGAAAGATGAAGAAGTTGTTTGCGCCAAGGGTACACACACAACGCTCAGACAAGTAATGCACTTCCATAACGTCATCACCAGTCGTTGCAACACCACCAGCAGACCCAGTAACCCAAGTCTTGAACTTGCGATCTTCGGACTCTGTCTGACGATAGCGAACGTGCAAGAATGGACGCTTAGCATTCTGCCCCATGACCTCGTCATAGACGTTAGTTGTCCCGGCAGGTACAAGCATACCATTGATTGCGCCACCTACAGTTCCTGATGCAGTGCCCTGACCACGCATAGTGGGGTCATTCAGGTACTTCCAGTCAGTCTTGTAGAAGTCATAACCACGGCGGAATCCACGGAATCCGAGGTTCAGTGCCATCTGCTCGTTATTGTCAAACAGACCGTAAGATGTTCCACCGGTACCGTAAGAGTTCTGAGCAGCCAAGAAGTCATCCATAGCGAATGAGGCAGCGCGGTTCACGAACAACGCGTTCTCTTCAATAGCACCCTGCTTGTCAAGACGCTGCACGATGGCATCGAAATCAACAAGGCTAGTTGGGAATCCGCCACTGAATACATTGCCGCGATTTTGAACGGCATGGAAAACGCCACTGGTTCCTTTGAAGCCATTACTAAGCGCACCACTATTTGCAGCTCCAACAGGGATTGCCTCAAGCATAGAAGACTCCAAGTAGTCGTCGAAACGAAGGCGAGAGTCGTGCTCAGCTTTCATATACCACAGGTATCCCGAAACACCGTTCTCACCAGTAACTTCGACCCATCCAATCTGAGTCATATCAGAACCCGTCACAGAGTACTTATCCTTCAAAATGATTGGATTGTTTTCAAAGATGAAATCATATGGCATCAATGACTCTGCCATAGATGATGTGCCCTTCTTAAACTCAGATCCATATACCCACACCGTCCAGGAGCCAGTGTCAAGGCCGCCTCCAGCAATAGTGCTGGTATCCTCATAAATCTGAAGAGTTGCAGTTTGTGCGGCAAGAGAGTTTGCGTAAGTAATCGCAGAAACAACAGCGTGAAAAGTACCCGCTCCATTCTCTCTCTGAAGAAGCAATGTCTGACCAATACGAATGTTGAAGTTAGTTCCAGGGGTAGTAGACGTAGTAAGCGCCTGCTGACTGGCTTGTGGATACCCAGAGGCAGCGTTATTGTTGCTCACAGGAATGGTCAGGGTGGTGGCTCCAGAGGCAGCAGCAGCACAGGTACATGAGGTATACTTAGTGTGAAGTCGGCCTTGCTCCGCCCATTTAATAAGGTCAGAAGCGCAGGGCATTTCTGCACCGACCATACGCATGAAGCCAGAGATACTACGATTGCCGTAGCGTTCAAACTCCTTCTCATAGAGGTCAGGCAGATATTGGTTTAAAAAGTTGAAAGAAGAACTACCAATGTAATTGGTATTAATAGTCTGCCTATATGCAGCAGGCTGTAAAGCAAATGAAGGGGATGCGTTAACTGGCATGGTTTAGTTTTTTTAAGGTTTAAAAGATTTTATGGTAAGTCCCCCCGTTCTAGACGATGACGGAGATGCAGCAGCAACCTTGAATCCACCAGTACTAACAGGCTGTCCAAAAGTCCGAATGTCCATATTTATATTCTTACTCTTTTGAGCCAAATCCTGCGTCGCGTCAGCAGCGCCTTGTTCATAAAAGAACTTAGCGAACTTCTCTGGGTTCATCGCAATTGATAGAGACCTGTGATAACCAGCCGGATCTTTTATCAAACCCTGCTCATCCAAAAACTTCGATATGAAATTCATTGGAGAAGAGTTTTGAGTCTTGACCTCAGACGCATCAGCCGGAATGAAGGTGAGCTTTTTCTCTCCAATACTGAAATCAAAACCTTTGAAATCAGGCGAAAAAAGCTCCTCTGTCTTTTTCTTGAACCACTCACTCTTACGCTGAGCCTCCTGCTGTTCACTGGATGCTCTGTCTAGGTACTCTTTGTACTGTTTATAATCTTCAGTCTCAATCGGCGAGTTCGCAGTTGACTCAACAGGAACTCTATACTGCTCCTTAAGACCATTGAAGTATTTCTTAGCCTTCGCAACCTCACGCTTCTTGGCGGACTTCCTCTTCTTGATTGTGTCTGCGTCATCCGCATCCTCATCATATCCAAACTTCTCCGCCAACACGTCGGCTACATCTTCACGCTCGATGAACTCATCAGTAGCTAATGTGTACTCAGCAAGTAGCTGGTCCGCATCAATTTCATCATAGTTCCTGTTCAGCTTAACATAGTCCTCAATGCCACGCCCTGTCTCCTTCTTGTAACGGAAGAATGCAGCGACATCCTCTGGCATCTGCTCCTGCTGTCTAGCCTCAAACAGCTCATCGAGAGTTTCGATAGGCTTTTTGTACCTTTCCTTGATAAATGAAAGAACGTCATGCTCCTCAATCTGTTTTTGCTCTGGCTGCGGATTAGGAGCGGGATCCGGCGCCATATTTTGTTCTAGCTCCTTCTGAGCTTCTACTTCTCTTTCTTGGACAGAAGGGTTTTTCACCTCTTCATCAGTCAATATCCTTACTTTCATAGTATATTAAATTTCGTGCAAATATATAACAATTTCTAACGAGGGCTAAATTCTGCTAAATCAAACCCATCAAGGCTGTCCTCATTACTCTCAAAAGACAATGGTGGAAGATTGTTCTTGCGCTGGTCTATCAGTTTAGACTGCTGGCTATTCTGTATACCAATACGCTTTGTCTTCTCATCTTCTTTGTATGTTTCACGCTGTTGCAACATATCACTCTGCATCTTGCCTAACTGTAAGTTATACTGAAACTCCCTTTCCATCAGCATAGCCTTCTGCTGCGCCTCAGCGTTCATCTTCTCAATAGCAAACGCAACCTTCGCTTGCTCAATGCGTATTTCAGCCTGAGCCTCAAGTTCTATCTTCTGCATAGCCGACTGCGCAGCCATGCGCTGAGTTTCCATCTGCCCCTGAACCTGCATCTGCTGCTCCTGCATCTTGAAGGCGCGGTCCGACTCCAACTTCTGCTTTCGCTTAATCTTCAGCAACTGATTCGCCAGCTTCGTATTTCTAATTTCACGAATGTCAATGGCATCCTCTAAGTTGATATCCCCTTTCTGCAATGCCATCTGTATACTAGCCTCCATACGCTCTCGCTCCTCAGCATCCGGAGAAACCTCAATGAAGATACCGAAGTCATAGATATACAAGTCCTTCAGAACATCGAGAATAGTCACATTGTACCTACCTATCTGACCTATGAACTCTTCGCGGAATGGAGCGTACTCAAGGATGTCAGCAACACGGCATGCCAGTCCTTCTGACAACGTCTTTGTGATGTACAGCGATGCATCAAGAATATGTCGCGTAGCGGTGTTGGAATTAAGTGCAGCGAGTTTCTGAACGCCAACCAACGTCCTCGAATCAGGGACACTCGCATCACGAGCCTCATTAAGACCAGTGACAGCTCTAATCATGTCCATGTAGTGATTGTAGTTCGCAATCAAAGCTTGTAGTTTCTGACCGCCAGAACTTGTCGTCAGCTCTTGGATAGGAATACGAGCATGGTTGAACTCGCCATCTTGCGTGAAACTACGACCAACAACACTACCCGTTTGGAAGTATAGCCTCAACGCATCCTCCGGAGTGTACTTGCCGCCTGTGCCTAGGTCAACTTCATTGATGCCATCAGCGTCGATAAAGACACCATCAGGGACAACACGAGCGATGACCTGCTGCATCTTCAGGTGAGTGAGCTGTATCAAGTCAACGAATGGAATCATCCTTCGTACCAATGACTCAATATTGCCCTTATACATTCTAGGGGCACACGCCACATAGTTGGGCATAGCATTTTGAGATGCAGACTTAGGACGAACCATATTCTCCATCAACTGCCAACGCAACATAATGTTAGTGCCCATCACCATAACGCCCTCATACCACACCTCGATTGTCTTGGTGATGCGCTCAAAGCCCTGCTCCTCCATCATATCGGCAGGAGGATTGAAGTTCTCGTCCTTCTCAATAATACGAGAGCCGCCCATCTCGGTAGTCTTCTTCTTGTACACAAAAGTGTGCGTAGTCTTGTAGTTGAAGAACAAGAGCGTTGCAGTGTCGTTCCTAAATAGGCTGTTATTGTAGAACTGAGCTACATTGTAGTAATCATACCAATTCTGGCTATACTTACTAATCTCCTGCATCTGCTCAATAGTCAGATTAGGGTCCAGCTTAGTAAGCTCAGAGATAGGGATAGTCTTGACTTCCCCCCAATAGAAGCAGTCACGGAAGTATGGGTCTTCAGTATAGCTGTACACCACATTGGCAGGGTCTACATACTGAACCCTAACCCCATCGCCAGGGTTGAACTCATGCTTCGATATCCCGATGCCAAGAACCATAAGGTCATACTCAACCCTCCTGCGTACATCCTGATATCTGCTGTCCTCAAGTATGGTATTCAGCGCCTCCTCCTGAGCAATCTCAACAGAAGGCTTGTAGTTCATCTCCATGAACAACTGCAACTCATCATCATTCTCTGGAAGATCAGCAGGATTGACAGTCCATGGATTGACACCGAAATTCTCCTGAGCAGCCATAAAAATGTCCTTACCAGCCATCTGCACCTCAACCGACTCTTGGAAGTCCCGGCGCTTCTGAATAGACGCAGAGTCTTGCGCCCTCGCCTTAACCTTGAACAGCCTGTCCCCCATCCCATTCACCACGATATCAACAAACTTAGGTAGCACTGGCACTGGGGTCCAGTCAAGATTCATATATGACAAATCGCCGTTAACAGCGAGTTCATCCTTGTATTTCTGTACAGACTGCTCTCCACGTGCGTATAAACGCAGTCGGTGCATGTCCCTCCACTGAGAGTAGTACCTCGCCGAAGAAGAGTCTTTCCTAAACCATTCGTACTGAATAGCCTGACCTATCCTTAGTCCAAACTCCTTCGTGCCCTTCTCAATGTCGGACACATATTGGTTTGGAAATGACGTAGGATTGATTATTGGTTTATCCATTCTTCTCTATGCGGCTGAAGGAACTCTCATTATTATATCTGGCAAAGTTAATACTTATTTTAGAGGACTTAATTTCTGACACATACAAGTGCTTCTGGTTCGCCATAATTGCCAGTCCAGAGCTTATAGACGCATCGTGCCTCGTTCTATTGGTGATATCAAACGCAGCCCAGTCCATCAGCGTTTTGTTGAAATACATAGACCCACAGTCGTCAGGATCTCTATATGTGCCCTCGGTATCAAAGCCAACATGCTTCTCGATGTAAGACTCAATAGCAGCAGCATGAGCCTGCTTGACATCTTCCGATGTGTTCGGAATGCCACCGAGTTCAATCTCCGTCTTGGATAGTTTCGATATATGCTTGTCAGGTCTATTCAGCGAGAACGCCCTATATCCCCTGTTCTTAAAGTGGTATAACAGCCTCGGCTTGTTGTTCTCGGCAAGAACAGGCATCCCGTAGAACACACAAGCCATCAGCACATCTTCGAAGAATATCTCAGCAGTCTGAGGTCGAGCGATGTACTCTAAGAAAAACATGCCACTGGGCGCGTCATCAACATTGAACTTAGTCAAGCCATGTAATGCACCATTAGACCCTCCTCCACCCACAACACCCGATATGTCGTATGAGTCACAGCCAAAAGACCCTATGTGCTCATTGCCAGGATACTTCCTGCCATTGCGGTCAATAACCCTATTTTGAAGCCCAGCGGGTGGTATCCAACTGACTAAGAATCGCCCAGTCTTATTAGGAGTCCATATCACACGGCTATCCTGAATGCCGTTCGCCCAATGAAACGACCCACGAGTTAGCGTTGTGTTAATCATAATGCCGTCATTGAAGTCAATCTGCTGATATATCTTGGTCAGATTGAATAGCGACATTCGGCTTTCATCACGAAACGCATGCGCCTCCGTGCGCGGGAACTGCCTGTAAAACTCATTCAGCGCATCCTGGTCCGACTTGAGCGACTGAACTTCATTCTCCCAATAGTTGACAGCACCGGTATAAATCTCCATATCATCAACGCCAACAATAGGGGATGCCGGCGAGTTAATGACGGGCCATCCATGCTTATCAATATACCCCTCGAAGTTCCACTCCATAGGGATGAACAGCTTGTACATACCACTCTTGGTCTGACCATTGGCATTTCGCTTGGTCACATCAGAGTCATCGTACAACTCCTTGAAGTTCCCGCCTCCTTTAGCCTTGGCATTGCAGGTAGAGCCCATCATGCACTTGCCGACAATCTTACTGCCTATACGCAGAGTCGTTTTAGTAACCCGCCAGTTATTGAGGATATTCTCTGGTGGCAGCCACTTTCCACTTTCATCATGTATCAGAAGCAATAACTTCTCACCGTCATAGCTGTTGTCAGCGGTATTGCGCCAGTCAATAGTCGTATTCAGCCCATCCGGCGATGAGTCAGACATAACCTCGTGAATATTCTTGCGGGTTATCTTCGATGCCGGTAGTCGATAGGCGAGTTCCATCTTCGGCTTGTCCATACCATCCTGTATTGGCTTGAAGAAGAACGGGTAGTTCGTTGATATAGGCACGACCTTATCGGTAAACATCTTCTTGGCATCAGCACCAGTCTTGGATAGTATGCCAATACGAGCATTGCGTGACAATGTGCCAAGGTTAACAGCCATTGACGAACTCATAAACGAGAACCCGGAACGCCTAATCTTTAAGTAGCACATACCGAATGACCTATTATCAGCCATACATGCCTCCCAGAAAATGAAGAAAATCCTATTAGCCTCCCGGAAGTCAGGGTATCCAACGTCAATCTTACTCCACTGAAGGTACATGTAGTATGCCCCAGTCATGTATGTTGGCACCCCATTGTTCATAAACCACGTTCCTGCATCTCTCTTATCAAACTCAGACTCAATGTATGGCGCATATGACTCCTTGAAGTCACGCGGCATCTCATTCCATTGAAATATTGACTTTATCTTTTCTAATTGAGGCGGACAGTTCACCCGCTCCCAATACTGCTCAGACTTCTTGCTTGACCGTTGATACACCTGCTTAGGCACCTCGGGTATGCCTATCTTCAACCCAGATATCTCATATACAGCCCCGAGAGTGCCATCCTTAGAAATAACGACAATGTCATACTCCCTATTATACCCATACACCCACTTCTTCTTCTGAACGGGCGCAGGCAGCACTCTGTATAGGCTATTTTGAACGTCTTTCTGCAAATCCCTGTCCATGCGTTTCATTAGATGCCATAGGAGCATTCAGTATGTCCTCCTCCTGTTGTATCCTCGTCAATATATCGAATGCATCCATAATCGCTAGTTTCTTGGTGGCGGCGGCATTCTTCATCCTATCGGCACTCAACTCATCCTCCCCGCCAGTAATAATCTCCTGCTCAGCAACCTTAATGAGATGCTCCACAGCCTTGCGCCCAGCTTTTATTATATCCCTCTTGTACTGCTCATTAGTCTTCATATCTTGATGGCAATGTTACTGGTAAACATACGATATAGCACCTCCCCATCAACCTCGAACTCATACTCGCTCTCTGGTTGATAAATGACCTCATCGCCTTCCTTCAGCCCAAGTGCTATCAACTCATCATTAATATAACGGATAGTTCCATGCAGTGGCTCCGAATTGCCGCCCTTATACAGCACCCACTCCTTCTCATCCGAAGGCTTTATGAAACAGTACTTATCGTGAGCATGCCACCTACCATCATCAGACTTAAACAAGAAGAACTGATCGTAGTCTAACACAAACGTATTCTCCCCAAAGAAAGACTTGCCACTCTTCTGCCTACCATACATATCATAGTAGAACTTGAATACATTGTGGTGAACAATCAGCGTATCCCCAGGCTTGATAGGACCGCTGTAGTCCATTGGCGTGCTGATGACCTCGGCATACCTATTTGAGAATCTGTGGTCTTCTTGAGAAACACTTACAATGAAGTCAACACCCCAATCCCGGGTGTTGTCATAACGCCGATCTCCCTTCGGCCTGACGATAAACTGAAATGGCGAACGCATCAGATAACTTCATACTCGATTGATATCGGCATACAGGCATTAAACTCCTTCCAGAGCATGTGCTCATTGCGTGAGTTCGAGATGTGTATCTTAATGCCGCCTGATGAATCCTTCTTAATTAAGGATATCCTAAAATCGCCAGTCTTGTTGATTACAGGCTGATTGAGCTCGTAATGCATGCCATTCTTGTAATCCTGGCCTATTCCTACTTTTCGTATCATATTAAATTGGTTTAACTCTATTTCCCATCCCCACCCGTGCCTTCTCCCTCTTTTTTGCCGCTAACTTAGCACTACCGACTTCAGATGCAGTCTTTGGCGTATTTGATGACACCCTGCGACTAGGACGGCAGTATTCGTTGCTCCCACCTGCACCACAAGCCTTGCCAGTTCTTGTGTCCTTCCACTTCTCCGCTTCCCAGCGTTTCAGATTTGACCCAGCCTCTCCCTTGCGCACAGAGCCAGATTGCTTCCGGCACTTGGCAATAGCCTGCGATGCCCTTGCAGAAGGGAAGACATCATACTGAGCCTTGACCTTTCTGTAACAGGCGTCTTTCACTTGCGGACAATCTTCGTCTTCTTAACCTCACCATTAGGGGAGGTGGTTTTTACCTTAACTTTCTGACCTCCATCCTTCCTGAATACGCTCTTGGACTTTTCAACAGTGCCATCAGGATATCTATTGGTGTCTTTCTCAACATCGCGAACATGCTTCTTCTTAAGCATCATCATGCGGTCTTTTGCAGTGGGTTTTGGTTTCATCATATTTGTCTTATTACAAGGTTAAAATGCTCTAAAGTCACTGTAGTCCCAGAACTTGCATTCTGAGTCCATAGTTCAATATATGAATTTTGCGGAATATCCACAATAAACGATCCGGAACCACTCCCTCCTTTTGCACCCCCTCCGCCACAAACAATGTCAATCTCAGATTTTACAATTGAATTAATATTTCCATCCAATGCAATTCTGAACATAATGTTATTATTACTAGCAGCTGACGCAGTAAGTGAATACGTAACCCAGTACCTTCTTAATTGTCCAATGTTTGTTATTCTATTAGTAGTTGCAACCACCAAAGATGAGTCATTTGTAAGGCCAACTGCTGTGGTCATGGTCATTTTAATCCATGTAGACTGAGTAACGGCTTGGTTTCCAGTAGTAGAGCTCATTTCCGTATAAGAAACGGAAACGCCTGTTACAGATGAGGCAAGAACATTTTTGGTAGCGTTGCTGTCGCTAGCATCGCTAATCAATATATAATCTCCGGGCTCTAAAGGAACTACAGGATATGTACTTATCTTAGGCATTACGATCTTCTTTTTCTTTTCCTTTCCATTCTTGCATCAACACGATCTTTGAATCTTTCAAATCTCGCTTCCTTTCTTGTTGGGACAGAGCTTTTAGCCTGTTCTCTATACGCTTTTCTGTCCATTGATGTGGCTGATTTTGGCTCTGTAGTCGCTTTTTTTGCGGCGGGAGCTGACTTTAGCTCTGTAGCCACTTTATTATTAACAGAAGAGCTCGTCACAGAAGTCGCCATTTTACCACTCGGCATTTTCTCAATAGGGATGTAGGATGACGGTCTACCAGATGCTATCCTAGCATCCTCTTCCTCCTTTGTTCTAGTGTGATATGACTTACCACCAAATGTGAATGTCTCTTTGCCTGCTTTTCTAGCACCAGAGAAAGCCTGGCCAAATGGAGTTACTTTACCTCCAGTACTATATGATTTCTTTTTCATTTGCAAGATGATTTAGGCTTTTTCATTCCAGGTAGAGGAGACTTACCGCCTTTAGCATAGGTGGTGGGTTTCATTGGCGTCTTACCGCCCTTAGCATACTTGGTGTTTTTCATATCACAGGTACAGGTTTTGTTTTTGCATTTTGAACAGCCTTTCATTTCTCGAATTTTTTAATGATGCTGCAAATATAACTATGTAATCCATCCTTGTTATTTTTTACGGCCAGCCCCTTAATCTTGGACACTTGACTGGGATTTAGAATATACTCACCACCAGTGGCCTCTCCAATCTTCCTGCCATTACGAACCAAGTCTATCGGATTCTTCTTGTGAGAAAATGGACCAGGGGTTTTCTTCATCACCTAAACACTATGGTTAATGCCACAAATATAACACAAAGCGCAACGACAGCGAAAACCCACTTAGGCACAACAGTCTTAGTCTTCACAATCTCACGATAGACAGTATCCCCTCGATATCGCTGAACGACAGTGTCAACCTTCAACTTCACGACAACCCTGCCGCTGTCTGAAAATAAAGAGACCTTAACAGGACCTGATGCTGTTTCGTATTTAAAAGCCTTCAACACCCCGGCTGAGTCACACTCAACCGGGATGTATGTCGTCGTGTAGACCGGCATCTGTATCGTGTCGATCTGAATCTGCTTCACGTACTCCGTAACCGTCGCCTTGCGACTGCAAGAGGCAAGAAGAAGCAGGACTATTATGCCTGCGCTTCTGACCATCTGAGGAGTACAGTTCCGTTAGCGGTTCCGTTTCTAAGCCTTACGTTTATGGCAAGAACTTCAGGTCCATCCGGATATACGCCATCTCCACCAATCGGCGAATTTGTCAACTCTTTCAACGGACTCAAATCAAGCCTGTCGTTTACTGCCCCCCATTGTGAAGAGGTTCCTGATGGAGCCGGAGCGGCAAAGGCGAAAATTTGCTCACCACCAGTAGCAACACCTCCCGTCCAAGACGTTGCAACCTGGGCAAATGATGGCTGTGATCCCTGTGCCGTAGCATTCACATCAAGCCACGTTACTGCACTAATATTCGTTGGGTTAACAACACCCTCAATAATCACAGCGCCAGCATTAACACCATTATCCACGTCAACCCCTACGGCTTGCAACAAAAATTGAGCTCTGTTAATGAGGTCTCTATTTCCAAGAACACCTACAAGACCAGCCGACACGGATGGTGCTAATCGAATCAAAAATGCAGTTTGAGTAGCCGTTGTTAATGATAGACCTACTCTTTGATAGTTGAAGATATAACCACGGTCAGAGTCAAAGCCGCCATCCATTACAAGAGCCGAGCCCCAGTGTACAAGCGATGGGCTGCAAGTGTTTCGGATAAGAACTACTCCAGGGCCGTTTGTAGCACCTGCTGTTGGTGTATTGTGTGTGCTATCTACGGAACCGGTAAAGCTTCTTAATAGACCCCCTTGGAACTTACTCAATGTTGCAGCTCTGGTTAATCCGGTAAATGTAGGCGGACTTGATGTTTTTCCGGTGTAACTAATAATCTCTTGGTCAATCAGAAGCGTGCCCGACCCAGGGAACTCCGCCGTACTAGCAACAGTTGCAGTAGTTGCTCCAGCCGCAAGCGATGCGGTCAAATAGGTATATGCTCCTTCATTCTCAACAGAATAACGAACCGGCAAGTTACCTGTACGCATGTGCGCCTCGTAGTTGACGTTGTTGTTCTTGAGCCTATGAACCATTAGCCAATTACCGTCAGCACCACGAATCATCCAGTCAATAAATCCTGCACCATACCATGTGTACTGAATGCCCACCATTTGCATGGTGTTTAAGTCAAGTAGAAATCCACTTGGGTTGTTTATGCCGCCAGTGCCATCGCAGGTATCAATGTTCCAGTTGGCTTGAGAAATACGAGTTTCACGAACAATACTCCCCTTTACTCCAGAGGCATTTATACTTGGGCGATAATCCGGAGAGATAGTCATCGAAGTGTTGCTGGATATTGAAGCAACCAAATATGTCATGCCCTTGATTACAATCTTGGTACCAACACGAAGTTGCTCAATAAATTTAGTATCAGTACCAGTAACTGTCGTACTTCCAGCAGTTATAGCCAGTGTACCAACAAGTTGAAATACAGCACTTCGGCGAACAGCCCAGAATGTAGCCCCATCGTATTCGAAGAACATGCCATTCTGGTCATCAAAAGGACCAGCACGAACAACAGAACCAGACCAAGCAGTTACAATAACTTTAGGATCAGTTCCCGGTGTATAAGTAGTTGTTATTGAACCAAGGGTTGCTGTATTTGCAAATGTGAAAACATATGGACTTGTTGCTACGGTTGCCACAGTATACGTTCCATCGTATCCAGATGTAGATATGCCTACTATTCTAACTGTTGCACCAGATTGAAGGCCGTGAGGCACTCCATCAACAGTAACAGTAACGGTAGAGCCAATAGCCGTTCCATTAGCTGAAATGCTACGAATGTCATAATTTGGCCTGAACAATACGCCGGATGACCACAGATACCCTTTACCAGACTGATAACGGTTATATTTCTTCGTTGAACGAACAATACAAGCACCATGCGATGCACTAGCCGCATAAATCTGTACGCCACCATCCCAAGGTCTAGGCTGTGCCAATCCATCTGAGTTAGTTGTGACTGTCATTGTACAGCCGGTAAAGTCAACGGCACTGCCTCCAGTTCCAGATGTCCACTGCCTAGTTACAAATGTAAATGTTGTCGCTGTTGGCACTGACGCCACATAAAATGACCCTTGAGCCTGAAGGGTATTAGTTCCACTAGTAACCCTAACGAGAATAGGCGTGCCAGGCACAAGGTTGTGAGGGCTTGTTGACGTGATTGTCACTGATGTTCCGGCAGTATGTATCCCTGTTGGGTTGGTAATTGGAATACTAACGTTTGTAGCAAACACACACCTACGAAGGACAATATTGTCTGCTAAAATCGAGCCCGATGTTACGGTTGTTTTAGCCCTGTATGTAAACTGAGTCGGACTACCAAACGTCTCAACTAAAAACCCACCATCTGAACCACCTACGCCAAGGGCAACAGTTTGACTTGTACCAGCGACGTGGATTGGAGTTCCAGCCGTTGTGATACCATGCGCACTTGATGTCGTAACTGTAATCAACGAATTTGTACTTGAAGTAGTCGTTCCATCGGATGATATGGCCGTAACGACAAGGTCATTACTCTGAAGCTCAAGAATTGATGGGAAGTACCGGTTTAAGCCGTAAGACGCCCATTTTGTGGGCTGCAAGCCATACTCAAAGTCAGCATCAATCATTGACTTGGGATCAGACACACGAATGCGCTCAATAGCGTCCGTTCCAAAGTCAAATGGCCGCATAACCTGCTCCTTCTTTTCAACCAAAATCTCAAGAACATCCGTTGCTTGCATATACGACGTGTCCATGAGCAAATTGAACATAGTCACCCCACCAGCCCTCTGCACAAGAGTTGTCGGCATTCCAGTTGGAATCGTCTGGTTGTATGTGTTGAATGTTATCGTGCCAATGAGTTTCTCGTGCTCATCGCTGTACATCAGCTTGTTCCTCGTTGAATTGACAATCCTCCGGATTTGTCCAATATTCCATCTCCCCGGAATAACCAACTGAGCGGCATACTGCTGAGTTCCAGTAGTTACCGAAGGAGTGAAAATATAAGCTGATACTTGTTCTAGTGCCATGTTTATTGTTGTTTATATGGAAATATTTTGTTTAGTTGCTCTTGCCTCTTGTCGCAGCCACATTCAATACCGGTTGCTTCCGATATCACCTCGACTGCCTTCTTCACGCCAGTCATCGTGAAGATCCGCGCCAGCGTGTCGCCAGCACCCTTGTCATTATTTTTTTGAGAAGTACTTGTCGTAGACATATTCAACAGCTTTAAGTCCTCCGAATCCTATGATGAACGCTACGCCATACTCAGCCTCCGGCTTCATATTTAAGTACGACACAACGAGTGGCGTCAGGTAGTTCGCAGACAATGTGCCCGAGAATATAGTGACCGCCTGCTCCATCCAGTTCATCGTCTTACGCTTTGCCCACAGCGTGACAATACTGCCACCAAGTCCAGCTAATGTCAGCGATAGGTTAATACCGATTTCATTCAGTAACTCTTTCATTTCCTTGCTCTGTTTGTTGATTGTTTCTCAAGAATGACCTTACCGCCCTTCTGGTGCGACACGTCCATGCCATCACCCTTGGTGCCCATCTCGCGGTTCTTCTGCACCAACTCCGCTCTGTAACGCCTACGCTCAGGCGTGCTGTGATACTTTTTGTCGTACTCCACCTTCCTGCGCCTAGCGCCAGGATTGTCCGCGTAATATCTCGCCGTCTTCCTCATCAGTACTTCCCCCTCCTACCTTTCGGCGATGACGCAGTGCTGCCCCCCTTGCCTGCCCACAAGTTCTTACACGCCCAGTAACGCGCTGTCAGCTTACTCGTAGCCGTGTCACAGTTATGACGCGCCTTGAAGCTCTTACGGGCGGCATCACTGTAGTTGTGGCCGTACCCCTTCGCACCGAAGTGTATGATCTTCTCCTGACCACCTTCACACCCCTTCACCATCCTCTTCTTGCCTGGGCTCGTCGATGGCCTAGGCTTGTTACATGGCATACTGTCCTTGTTCATTTATTCTTCTTCTTAGCTGCCGAGTATGCAATCGCCGCTATCTGCTCACGACTACGCTTCTTGCCTGCGGGCTTACTTCTGTTTGCCCTCGTCAGCTCGGCGATGTTCTTAGACACAGATTTCGTTAGTGGCATCTCGTATTTTTGCCACAAATATAATCACGTTTTGACGAACCCACTTAAATACTGGACTGCCGTCCGCTACTACGTCTCCATGACCTATGGCCTCTCCATCAAGGAACTAGACGCCATGCTCTGGATGCACGATGAACCCTACCTCACCATCAGAGAACTCCGCGAGGTCTTCGCCGGCTCCGATGGCTCTGGCTATGTCACCAGCGCCCTCATCCGCGAGGGGTGGATCTCAGTTGTCACCGAGACCCCCCGTCGCCTTCACTCACTCTCCCCGAGAGGACACCAGCTTGTACGCGACATCAAGGAGTGGTGCGCCCTAAGACGCGTCATGCCCGAGCGCGTGCCCTGGATGACCGAGCCCACCAACTCAACACGCATGCGCAAGATGCGCACACGCATTCGCATCATCAACTCTCTCGTAAGACAGCACAGATATCACGATCAGTTATCACGAGCAACTGACGGTCCTCAATAATCAGCCTGAAGCCAGCGTTCTTGTCGTATGCCACCAGCTGCCCGGGGGCAAGCACCGGCGAGCACTGATCACCGACAGCAATGACATCACCGTGCCGGTACCTGATGTCGTCAGCATCCTTGACGCTGAGCACCAACTCACCACTCTGTGGGCGACCCTGCACCGGGTCCACCACAACGTATCGCCCTACCGCCTTCACAGCACCACAGCGTTAGACCCCAACACAGTAGACGCCACACTCACAGCACCCTCAAGCGCCGATATCGTCACCAACGCCGGGTCGATGACGCCAAGGTCGTACATGTCACCAGCGATACCAGTCACCAGACACATGCCGTAGTCATGTGGCAGCGGACCCTCAGGCAGCTCCATACCAGCGTTCTCGTACAGAACACGCATCGGCTCACGCAACGCCTTAGTCAGCACACGCAACGCCGGGCTGTCATCAAAGTCAGCCTCCATGTCAGCAGCTACATCACGCAGCGCCACACCACCACCAGGCAGGATGCCACCCTCCATAGCAGAGCGGACAGCACAGATACTGTCCTCCATCCTGTCGTACAGCTCCTTCTGCTCGACGTCAGTGTGCGCACCCACCTGTATGACAGACGCCAGACCACGCAGCATCGCCAGCCGGTCCGCAGCGTTCTCACCACCCTGCTTCTCAACCTGAGCAATACGGCTCTCATCGGGGACAATGTCACCCAGAGTCACAGTGGTCTCATCACGCGTGATGCTGATGCGGTTGACACGGCCAAGGTCAGCCATAGTCGCAATACTCAAGTCATCACCAGTGCGCTCACTGAACAACTTAGCCCCCGTAACGAGAGCCAAGTCCTCCATCAGCTCCTGACGACGCCACCCGAAGCTCGGCGGAGCCACCACAGCGAACCGCATGCCATTCTTCACGACGTTAGCCGCCAGAGTCATCACCACCTGGTCGCTGACATCACCGATGATGACCAGAGGATCCCCCGACGCAATCACCCCCCTGATGATGGTCTCAATGTGCAAGATGTTGTTCACAGGACCGTCAATCACCAACAGCAACGCATTGTCGAAGACCACAGAGTCGTTACTCTGGTCGTTCACGAACACACGCGACGCATACCCACGCTGGAACCTCACCCCACGACGCTTGTCCAACGTACAAGTCGTACCCTGACCCTTCTCAGCCACAACTATGCCACCCTTGCCAACATGCTCGTAAGCATCAGCAATCAGAGCGCCCATCTCAGCATCACCATTCGCAGATATCGTCGCAATACTCAACAGACCGTCCGAAGTGACCAGAGGCCGAGCCCGACCACGTAGTATCTTGACAGCAGATGCCGCAAGACGCTGAAGCTCCCGCGTCTCCGAAAGAGAGAGGCCACCCCCAGCACTAATCAACGCCTCCGCTAACACAACAGCAGTAGTAGTCCCATCACCAGCACGACTCGCAGACAACTCGGAAACCTGACGCATAATCCGGACAGCAAGATTCTCGACAGGATCATCCAACTTAATGGACCGCGCAACAGTCACACCATCCTTCGTGATGGTGAAACCACCTACAAATCTCATCTCCGGACCAGCATCAATGACAACAGTGTTGCCACCAGGTCCTAATGTGCTCTTGACAGCCGAAGCCATCTGCTTAATACCCGAGGCGAGCTTACTGCGGGCATCATTATATAAAATTACCATAGGGCGAAGATACGGAAAAAGACCCCATGACGAAAATCCGATTTTTTTTGGCCATATTTCTATATACGTAGAACTCTTTTTTTTAAACTTTATCATTATTTTAAAAAAAATTGGAATTTGTTCATAATCAGAGAGTTAAGTGTCATAAAATCGGTTCAAAATCGGGTTGATATGACGATTTTTTTATGCAACTATGTTGCAAGAAGAGAGAGTTCTAGTTCATGCCGATTTTATGACGATTTTGATGACGATTTTATGCCGATTTTTGGGGTGTTTGGGCATGAATATATTAGTAATATATATTACTAATATATTTAGGGGGGTGTCCGGCAGGCGGAGGGGGGAAGGACATGAGATGGTATGAAGGAGGGGGTTATCCCCCCGAATCACGATGCCGTGCCGAGTGCGCAAACACCCCCCTTGTCGGGTGGGTGGGGTAGCTTAATGTTGTAACATTGCCCAAAATTTAGACTTTTTTGTCCACTATTGTAGACCTACCAACGAATAACGGATAAAAAGGTCTTAATATCCTTTTTGCCCTTATGGCGCACGGGAATAACGGATAAAAAGGTCTTAATATCCTATTAAGTGGGCAATAATAACGGACAAAATTGTCCGAATATAGGCTTAATTTCCTTCATCTAATGTTACGGCGCTTTTCCTTTGTTGCGTCCTTTGTTATATCGTGTTTTATCCTTTGTTAAATTGCTTTGTATCAAGTGTTAAAAATATTTTTTTCAGTGTTAATCCGCCTCAAAACGCTACAAACTCACTTTTTAATATTTTTTTCAGTACTACGAAAAAAATACTTGCATTGGGGCATGGCAATGTACTATAATTGCATTGTTCAGGAACGACAGACGGTCGGGCGAAACAAGAGGGACGAAACAAATAGCGGTATTTGTTTGGTTTGCTTGCAAGCAGTTGATACAGAGCGGGGACGGATACAGTGTAATGTCATTACACTATATGCGGGGGAACGGGCGTAAACGGGTAGAATTTCATTTCTCAGACTTTTAGGCTACCAATGGAAAAAACCGACAGGGGTATGTACCGAACATACCGAACGGGGTAGCGCAAGCAGTACGCACGAACGCCGTGCGCACGTCCTAAAAGTTGGAAGCAAGACGCACGAAAGAAGAACGAAGGTCAGGCACGTGAGGTAAGCACGAAAGTTCTTGTGTGGAATGTTATGGAGCGGTCTAACCTATGTTAGATAGTTAAACGTAACAGGCGGCAAATACGGAGGGCGTGTAATGACATTACACGGGTATAGGGCAACGCCACAAATAACAGAAAGCGCAAGAATGGAAATGCGTAAAACGGAGCTTTAATCGGGAGGGTATCGTGTGCAAAGTGGTCAATGCGGCAAGGGCACGTACAAGCACTTGAGGATAGAATTGAAGGACGGATACAAACGTATAAAACCGAATACGTACATAGGATCAAACGTGAAAAAACTATCCAATAGGAGAATGCCGAGACGTAACGCAAACCACGATAACGTAACCAAAGAACGGGCGCAGGTGTGGAATATTGTGTACGGAAGAATGCGGCACGAACGTGCCTACACGAAGCAATATTTTGGGGTTCGATTCCCCACCCGTTTACGAAGTGGTGTAATGTCATTACACTACCTAAGTATGCCACCACTTGTAACGGGGCAAAAAAAATAAACCCAATTTTATGTTACCCCAATTTTCAGTAAAAGAAGTAACCATTGCCGTTCGTAAGTCGTCGCAAGCCCTTAAAATACAGGGCGCAAAAGCGCGGAACAAAGCGTTTTCCTATCTAATCGACCACGCACGGGAATGCGCTAAAGCCGACGATTTTTATGCCCAAAGTGTAGAGGTCGGAAATATCGATCCAAAAAAGTACACGAAAACACAATTTTGGATGGATTGTGGATTCACCGAAGTTCAAATAAAGGTGAACAAATACCACAATTTGTTGATACGTGCGGGGCGTATTGACGATGCCCGACTACTACAATTTTTGTCGTGGGTTGATGAGGACGTAAAAAGAGAGTGCGGTCTTATGAGCCTGTTAGCGTGGAACAAAAAGTTCAGCGAAGCGATAGCGGATGGAGCGACCGAAGAGGAGGCAGCGGAGGCAGCGGAGGGCAAGTACGATGCGCAGACTATCATAACATTTATCGCAAAGATGCCTGAAATCAAAGAGGGCGCGGAGCGTAATATAGCGTTCAGAGTTGATTCAAATCAAACCAAACACTATAAGGGCACGATTGAGGAGTTGGAGGAGGCGTACAGCTTATTAGGCGTAATGATTGCTCAATACAAGTCGGAGCAGGTGTAATGACATTACACCACTAAGGGTATGGTACAAGCGGGGGTTCGATTCCCCCGCCCTTAACAACGGGTACGCCACCACCTACGACGGGGCAACAATAAAAAAAATCTTATGTTTCAATCCATTTACGATGAGCTTATGGTGCTCAATCAAATCGAGGAGGCGCTTGCGCTTAGCTTAGAGTTTACAATAGACGAGAAAGAATTGCTTCGAGCGCGGGAGCAATTCATTATTGACGTTGAATGCGAGGTAGTGTAATGACATTACACCAAGACAAAGGGTACGCCACCACCTACGACGGGGCAACAATAAAAAAAATCTTATGTTAAAACTTATCAACACCATTTTGCTCACGGCTATACCCTGCTTGTGGGCGTGTTTAGCGGACACCTCATACGCTCCTGTCGTATCCGTGTTTGCGTCGCTCACTGTTGCGTGCGTGTATTCAGCATCCGACCATTTCGGACAAAATCAGCGCAACCTTGTGCTGTTAGTGCACTTAATTGGACTTATTGTAACCACGTTAGTGCATTGTCTATGAAATACGTAAAGCACAGAGATGGGTCGTTCAGCATACACTTGCTTGACACGACGCAGCGCCCGTGTATGGTGCGCAGGTTCTACAACTACACAAAGTTTCAGGCGTTGCGCCACATTGTGAGTGAGAAAATCAATGGAGGATGGACGCATAACGCAGTTTGTTTCATGTGTAATGACATTACACCAAATCAAAAACTATGACAACAACACAAAGAAAAATTGTTTCAGTGCCCGTTAGGGGCGGCTCAAAAAAGTCCGTTAAAATTACCAGCCCTGATGTTTCGGCTAAGTTCGCACGTAGTTTGTACGACAATGACATAGACGTAGTTGAGTCGTTCTATATTGTGTTGTTAGACCACGCACTTCAGACCAAGCATTGGGCGCTAATCGGCAAGGGTGGAGTATCATCAACGGTAGCAGATGTACGTGTAATATGTAAGCACGTCGTGGATAGTCTTGCATCCAATGTACTATTAGTGCACAATCATCCATCGGGTACGCTCAATGCGAGTGATGCGGACAAGAATATGACAAATGCCGTGAAGGAGGTATTGAAATACATGAACTGCAATGTTGTAGACCACATTATTTTGACACAATCAGACTATTATTCATTCACTCAAAACAATTTATTATGAACGAACACATTTCATTTATCAAAAAAACTTTGAAAGGTCGCGGGTGCACGGAGATTAAGATTAGCAAGGGGCACATGTACTTCAGCGGGTTCTTTACCGCGCCTTCGGGGCAGATATACTACATATCGTGGCACGATGGGAACGATACGTACTTAGTGCGCACTGCTAAGGACTACAAAGATTTTCGTGGAGGGACTAATCAATGGTTCAGCCAAGATGATTTGAAGAATGCGTATCTGAAAGGGTGTAATGACATTACACATTGAGCAAATAAATACAGGGTATGCCACCACCTACGACGGGGCAAAAAATAAAATAAAATTCTATGAGAGTAAAACAAGATTGGGCAGAAGTTGTCGCTAAGGCAACGGAGCAAACGCAAAAAAGTATCGTCGAAGCCACTCAATCGTCCTTCGCTAAGATACTTGAAGAGATGTCGGGCGATGCACTTTCGATTGACGAGATTGTTAGTTCGAGTGAGTTTAAGGATGCCGTCCTGTCAATAGCTAACGTTCAGCGCACTGTGCACGTGGTTCGTCCGTCGGGTGTTAAGCACACGGAGGATATTGTGCACGAGAATTTCGAGCACTTAATCAAAATGGTCGGTGCGGGGATAAATGTTGCGCTTGTAGGCGAGGCGGGTTCGGGCAAGTCTACGGCAGCCGAGCAGTGTGCCCGTGCGTTGGGGCTTGACTTTTACCCTGTGTCGTTTCACGCTAAGATGACGAGCACGGATTTGCGTGGGTATATGGATGCGAAGGGCGACTACAATGAGAGTGCTATGTATCGTGCGTTCAAGCTTGGCGGGTTGCTATGCTTGGATGAATTTGACCGCTCAAATACTGAGGTCGTCGTGTCGCTGAATAACTTGTTGGCGGGTGCTTCGTACTTATTCCCGAACAATGAGTTAGTCAAGAAACACGAGGACTTTCGTGTGGTGGCGTGCCAGAATACTACGGGTAGCGGGGGCAGCAAGCAGTATGCGGCAGCGCAGCGACAGGATGCGAGTACGCTCAACAGGTTCGTTACTATTCCGTGGGATATTGACAATGCTATGGAGCGCAAGGTTGCGGGGGATACACCCATTACTACAATCGTGCAGATGATACGTAGCAAAGCCAAAGAGTTAGGTATGGATATTGTAATTAGCCCACGACAAAGCATACACGCTAACACATTGGTGGATATGGGGTATTCGACAACTCAGGCAATCGACTATGCGATAACGGGTATGATGGCTGATGATGTCCGTAGGCGATTGGTCGATGATATAGCTGAAATCTCTAACAAAAAATTTGCTAAAAAATGAGGTACGAAACAGGTGATTTAACTAAGATACACACGACCTTCGAGGAGTTCGTGCAGACTGCTATTAAAATTGGCAATAAGGAAATGTCAAGCCACGAATTGGGGAGGGGTGATTTTTTTGGTGATGCGAGGAGCTTCAATATTATGGTCAAGCGGTGCTACGATGGGTACAATGCGAAGGCAATCGCCAATCAGCGAGAGATAATCGCGGGGATGATTGACTATGACCGCCCTAAAGATGAGCTCAAATACACGGGTGACGCTCTTGATGTGCCCACATACCTGTCGGGTGATATGAAGTGTTGGTGGTCAAGCGAGGGCACAGGGCAAGGTCGCCCGAAGATGCACATTACATTTTCGTGCAACACGGTAGGCTGTTTTAATGTAGAGTATTTGAATCACGGCGGGTGTATTGCTGTGCTGTGCGATGTGCTTAGCGATTGGGCAGACACGAAGATAACCGCCACTATAATCAACGAAATGGTATTTGAGGGCAAGGGGCTTCAATCTATTGAGTTGAAAGATTACAATGAAAGCGTAGATGTGCCGCGTATTGGTGCGGTCACACATCCATCATTCTTCAGGCGCATTGGCTTTGCTTGGTTCGAGGGGTTTAACAAAATATCAGGCAAGAAGTATAGCCATACATATGGGGGCAGTGTGACAGGGAAAAATAGAGGTAATGTTGTGGATGATGAGGAGTTCTGTGATTGGATACGTGTGTCGCCTGATGAGATTGTGATTGACTTGCCTGCGGCTGATAGCAAGGCTCGATTCGGTACACCTGAACGTGCTGCGGAATGGCTATCCGATACGATGAAAAAGATACGCAGAGAGTTTGACAATGGCTCACGACACATTAAATTATTCTAAGGTGTAATGACATTACACCAAGACAAAGGGTACGCTACCACCTACGACGGGGCAACAATATAAACTAACTAAACTATGAAAACAATCGCACAACAAATCAACTGGGATTTCAAAATCAATGGGGTTTTGGAAATCCGAAACAAGAATGATAAACGTATCTACATTGAAAATTCAAAGGGGTATTGGTCAAAGCGTGAATACGATTCCGAAGGCAACGAAATCTACTTCGAGAACTCGGATGGTAATGTAGAGGACAACCGACCAAAGCTAAGCGTAGTAGAAATTGATGGTGTAAAATATAAACTAACTAAACTATGAATCCAAGAGAAGAATTTGACAACCTTGGCTCTATGGTGCTATATCATAGACGCTACAATATTGGCGACAAGTGGGAGTACCTGCCTGGACACTACAAGCCATCATCACAAGAATTTTCGGGGTGGGGTGAGATGTTAAAGTATTTTGAGAAAGTACATGATTTGGCCGTATGCCTTCCGGTGTATATGTACGAACACAGTGGCATTGCTCTTGATGTAGAGCCGTTTCATTGCCGTTGGGATAGCGGGCAAGTAGGGTTCATATTTGTAAGCAAGTCAAAGCTACGGGATAAATACAATGTAAAACGTCTGACTAAATCAATCGTTGAAAAAGCCAAATCAGTCCTCATTGCTGAGGTCGCCAAGTACAACAATTACTTGCAAGGTGACGAAGAGTGAGCATTCACTATCAACACAAGGCATTGCCAACCGCCT